CTGGCATGGTAGGGGTTCAATGTGAGATTGGCATTTTATCAGCATGCTATTAGCATATGCACACGTGTCACACTTTAATACACAGTGGTCTATGGTGGTTTACAGTGCCATGATTAAGGAGCCGTCAATGTGTTTGTTTTTTAAGTGGTTGTGAATGATGCTGCCTGTATCTTTAGGGGTTTAGTATATACACACCCAACGCATGTCAAGCACTATTTCGTGTCAAGCCATTTAATGACCGTATACTTTTGTATAGGGTTGTAACATATACGATGTGACAAATGCGACAGCATGCGGCCTACACCTATGCGTTTTCAAACAAACCTTTGTCGTCGGACGCAGCCAATAATGCGCCGGCGTCCAGCGTAACACGCCATGTTACATTATGCTACAAATAAACATTAGCCCGAGAGTGTGACAGCACACGGAGACACAACCTTAATCCTTTCCCTTTAAGGGAGCTGCTAACTAAGTTACTGTAATCGCAGAGCTTTTTTAATGCTACAAAATGCGACAATGCGTTAACGGGGGAGTGCGCGAGGCTCCGACGTACGATTGTGGCGAGACTAATACTATTTAATCACGGAGGCCTAACCGGTTTATGCGCGAGACTACTACAAAAAGAATAAAGCTTTACAGTAAACTAACAAGAGACATAGCAGCCCACACATTGTACTGGGCACCAGTGATAGCATGTGTCTACGTTGGCTTAGTATACCACCACGTATACAGGAGAACTGACAAGTAACTGACACTCACTTGACAAACATTTGACATGTCACACTACATGTATCAAAATGTATCACTTCTAAATAACCAAGGTTACACCTACCATATGGGGGTACCCTCCCCCTACCCCCGTACCCGAATGTATGTCTCGGTACTTGACATGGGGCGTAGGCTGTGCCTTACCCCTTCTCGATCTGCGCCTAAAAAATTCTCAAACTTATGGTTAACAATATTTTAACATTATATTTAAGTGAAGAGAAAGGCGGAACCATGCATGTCTCAAAAAATACCCAAAGAAAAATTGCGAGACCTATACGATCGTAGCATTAGCGGGCAGCTAGACCCAACACAGGCCGCCGTATGGCTGCCGGATGTATGCGCCATGGCATTGGACCTGCTGCAGGAAGCAGAGGCACGTGAGAGGGCTATGGTAATGGCCCAGAGAATAGAGCAATTCAAGAAGAGACATGAAGGGTGAGCCGGCATACAAAGCTCCACGTGGGGGATCTAGTGACGAGAACGTACGATTATGCAATTGACTCTATACCAGAAGCAGCTAATCACAGGCCATATGGCATCATATTGGAGATTAAAGCCAACCAATTTAAGGACAATAGTGAGAGCGTAGTAGTATATTGGTTCAAAGAGGATAACCAGTACGCGGAGAAAAAGAGAGTTAACAACGCACGGTTTTTAAAAGTAGTTAACAGCGTACGGGTTCAATAGGTACAGTTATGAGCAAGCGATATGCGCGCAAGTTAATCGGACCGGCAATCGAGTTAATACCGATGTGCCCACTGTGTCGCGGGAGCATATATTGGACGATGTATGGTGGGCGCGAGGGCCAGACCGCGGAGGCGTATTGTTCGAATAACGTTATAGCTACTCGAATCATGATAGACCCAATGAATATGATTACATGCAAGTGGGAGGGCTATGTCGTACGAAATAAGAATGGCGCTGTTGATATATTCAGCAGCGGGGGTGCGGCCGTGCCCCACAAGGTCCTTCGTCACAACAAGACAGTCATATAGCTTCGAGCCTCATTCTTGAATCCTTCAGAGATAATCTGCTAAGATTTCTGAGCATTTTAAGTAGTCTCATTGACTTTTGGTACTATTTATGGTATGATACTAACAATGGATATCGTTAAAACACTGATTCTTGAAGAATTGACCAAATCCGATAAGGTTGAAATCAAATCCATGATTTCCAAGGAATTGGACAAGTCAATCAAGAAGGAACTTAAGTCTGCTCTCGAAGAAGAGCTTTCAAAGGCGCTCAACTCCAAGTCGACTAAGGAAGAGATTGCCGAAATCACCAAGAAGGTGATGAAAAAGTTGTATAAGGACCTGTCCTATCACCACCCCTACATTATCGACCGAATCAAGGTATAGTATGAGAGACCCATTTGCTGCCCAACGACGCATTGCGTACGAAGGCGATTTTATTAAAGACATGTCCCCGCTTAAGCGTTCTCTTGGAATGGTGACACAAATCGATGAGGATACCGGCATGATGCAGGTCAAGTTTCCCAAGATAGGAAAATTAAGTTGGGTAATTTGGGATAATCATGGACATTACGTGGTTGTGTAGACTACATATGTGGTATCATTTTGGAGATATAAATAATGGCTAAATTTTTAACTGCTTTCTTCATAACCGCGATTTTTTTGTGGTGTAGTGCCGATGTAGGCGCACACGAAGGCATTCCCGCGCCATTTGCGGCTCAAAAACGCATCGGCCCTATCGTGTTAGAGAAAAAAGTTGATGTGCTTAAGGTTCCTGCCAATAACTGCATAGTTAGTGGTGGGGAGCAGGGCCAAATTTTGGAGCAGTACGCGCTTCAATGCACCAATCGTCGCAATTGGCTCAATATTAACTTTGTCAACAAAGAAGGGGCGCTATAAAAAACCCATATTCAATGTGGGAGATGTTGTGTACGATATCATTAACCGCGATGTAGGCGTTTTATTGCGTCGTTACGACATCTTCGAAGAAGAATGGCAAGAGGGTTACGATGAGGGCGCGCCGGTGATGGTGTGGGACCTGTATTGGACTGGGCCCAATGTGTTCCCTGTACATGATCGACTTCAAACGTATACGGAAGAGGGCCTTGAGATTTTATTTGATTCGGGTGCTTTATTGCTTTACAAAAGTATTTAATGTATGATCGATGCAATAGAAGAAGAAGTCGGTGTCATAGCGCTATCTGTCGGTGATATTATTATCGATAAGGCTAGTGGTGATGTTGGTGTATTAATGGAGCGTATTCATCGAATTGATATGGCTCTTGACGATATGTATTTTTGGAAAATCAGATGGGCCTCGGATGCGAATGGAGAGGGCGATCGTTACTTAAATAATTACTTAGAAGAAGATTACTTAAAAATGTCTATCTTTCTTGGTATAATGAAATGGCAATCAATAAAAGGAGAATCAATTGAGCTATAATTGGAATGTGTATAAACTGTTTAAAAATGGGAAACGAGCGAAAGCACCGTTTTATGTGTTTGAATATCATGACCCTGCGAGTGTAGGGAAATATTATGAGGAAGAAATTAAGGAAAATTTTACGGAAAAACTTCGCGGATCGAAGATTATGATTTTGAGGAGCGATTTGCCGCAAGGTCGGGAATCCGAGGAGAGTCTCAAATCAGAAAAAAAAATACAAAAAAGAAAAAATCGCGTCTTTGCAAAATACCTTAAAACTATTGATGTGGCGTCGTTCAAAAACTGCCAAATCGTCGGGGGCCTCATTTTTTGCAAGGAAACCAACTGGCAATGGCAATGGGCGGCGCTGGAATCAGGTACCTCTCGTTATCTTGCCGGGCTGTCTCCCACTTTTCCCACTTCTTCGCGGGCGGACGCGTGGATGGCCGCGGAAATGTCTAGACTATGATGTTTGACCGCGACCGGTTTGTGTGGGAGATAAAGAAGGGTGACTTAGTGAAATTAAAAATGCACTATGGGTCCCGAGACAACGAGTATATTTATCGAAAGGGTGTTGTAATTAGTGAAATTAAGCATCGCGACGATCAACAAATACCCATGTGGCCCGCCGTCGATGTATATATATTTCAAACCGGGACAATAAAAGAGTGCTTGCCCGGGAGCGTAGAGGTCATCTCCGTTTCATAGTTGGGAACCTACCTATAAATAAGGGAGACTCCGGCGGTGCTTAGCAAGATAATCCTCTACAGTTCCCTATCGGCGATTATAATAAACATCTTTTTGTTTGGACTAGCCACCTATATGGGTGATTTTTCGCTCCAACTACTAAGTATTCTTAATATTTTTTTACTTAATTTTGTTTTCTTGCGAGAATAGCTGCTCCTCCTTATAGTTAAAAGTATGGGGCGCATATGGAAAACAATCACTTTCTTAAGTATATTGGCAGCGTGTCATAGCGATTACGGTGTCACAAAGATTAAGGACAAGCCTATTCCCGGGGAAAGTGTTCCCGATATTACTGTAGAGCCGACAGAAATCAATTTTGGGGCCCTCAATGCCGAATCAGAATCGGATACCCAAATTATTACGATTGGCAATGTCGGAGTAGATACACTCACTTTAAGTGATATTACTCTCAATGCAGATGGTGCCGTTTATAATTTAACAGCCCTCAGCGATAGCGATGGCGAATTGGAGCCGGGGGAAGAGGCTACTTTCAGTGTCACATATAACCCCAATACATACTCAAGTGATGTGGGGGCCATCCAAATCGACTCCAACGACCCCGACGAGTGGCGCGTGGAAGTTCCCATTACTGGGACTGGTGATGCCCCCGTTGTTTGGATCGATCCTGACTACTACGACTTCGGTACCACGCTTGTTGGTTGTGAAGAGGCTCAAGAAATCTATATTTGGAACTTGGGGAACGTTGATCTCATAGTAGATCGCATCGACTATTTCATTACATATCCTGCAGATTTGGGGATTAACGATTACGAAAGTATTAATGGGCCCCTGCCATGGACAATCGCTCCCGGGACTTATGCCATGGTGGAAGTGTTTCATAACCCTATGGATTTAGAAATTGATTATGGCGACATTGAAGTTTACTCTAATGACCCATATACCCCAATAGCAACTTCTGAACAAACCGCTATTGGCAGCTATGGCTCGGTATATGAAGAGACGTTCGAACAAAATGAAATAAACGAAGTCGACATATTATTTGTAGTGGATAATTCCGGCTCCATGCGTACCAATCAAGTGAACCTTACCAACAATATCGAAAGCTTCATGAACGTGTTTATCTTATCTGGAATTGATTATCACATAGGGTTCATCACTACTGACTCTGCTATCAGTGTCGGAGGCGTAATCGATGACACTGCTATTGATCCAGTGGGCGATGTTCAGGACATCATCGACGGGATAGGCACGCACGGCAGTGCGCACGAGAAGGGGATCCATTATGCCTATGAGGCACTTCAGACCGGGTCTGATTTTGGGCCCGGGAGCGCCTTTTGGAGAAATGATGCAAAACTAATTGTAATTTTTGTATCAGATGAGGATGACCACTCAACCACAACGCCCACAACATTCTACACATATATTACTGCTCTCAAGGGCGGCGCGGATTATGTTACGGCCCATGCTGTAGCTGGAGATTATCCGGGTGGGTGCAGCACCAACGGCGGCGCGGTTGAAGCCCATTTATACCACACCGTAGTCAGTTACCTGCATGGCACCTTCCTTTCAATCTGTGCTGATGACTGGGGTACCCCTCTCGAGACTCTAGCAAACGAATCTATTCTTAAAACATCTTTTACCCTTACAAAGCAAGCCGTTGAGGAAACCATTCACATAGAAGTGGATGGAGTGATTTCCACCGAGTGGACCTACGACAGTACAGCCAATGCCATTAGCTTCAATGAGGGAAACATACCGGTAGCGGGATCTAATATTTATGTCAGTTATAATCCCGTTTCTGAGTGTGTGTAATAATTATAAATATACAGGAGAACCGTATGAAACATTTACTATTTTTAGCAGCAGCGCTGATGTGTGTCCAGCCTGCGATGGCCAATGGGGCCAAAATAGCCAACACATTTGACTCTAAGATCAATACTGAGCCAGTACCGGTTAGTTCAGTTATGTCTAGCACAGAAAAGAAGGTAAGAGATGCCGCCGTAAGAGTGGTCACTTCCAGAGGGGGTCATGGCTCTGGTTCTCTTATAAAATATAAAGGACTCACGTTGGTGCTCACGGCACAGCACGTTGTCGAGGGTTCTCTAGGAGCAGATTACTGGGTAATGAAGGGCGGTGAAATAAAAAAGGGAATTCTGGTGCATGGGGATCCTTTACACGATATAGCCATTCTTTATCTGGTTGAGCAATTCGAAAATGTGGTACCACTCAAATATTCCCCTCGCGAGAAATTAGCCGCTGTGGGCGATGAAATTACCTACTCTGGGTTTCCATCATCCCATCAATTAATGACCTTCAGAGGGCGTGTAGCGGGCTACGAAGTACTTAATGGCGCCGGGGTGCAGATACTTCTTCACACCCATGGTTGGTTTGGCTGCAGTGGCTCTATTGTCTATGACGTCAATGGTAAAATTGTAGGTGTTTTATGGGGTGTTGATATAGAACACCGGCCGGCCTTGCAAGTTATCGGAAACCTAATTTGGGTGCAACCCATTCAAGTTTTGAATTTAGAGCACTCTTTACAGGCCCTCTGTCAAAGTGGTGTTGTCAAAGCCAAAGCTTGCCGGTAATATAATGAAAAAATGGCATAACTTTTTAAATGAAGTCAAGAAAAAGCGGAAAACTATAGCTTGTATCATTTGTGTCAATGAAGGGGATAAAGTTTTGGTGATTAAACGCTCCAAAGACGAAGATACTAAACAGGGGCATTGGGATCTCCCCGGGGGACATGTAGATGACGACGACAAATCAATTGAAGCTGCAGCCCTTCGTGAGTTGGAAGAGGAAACAGGCCTCACGTCGTCTAAAAAGGACCTCATTTATGTTGACAAAGTAACCACGGGAGACGCAGATAAATATTTTTATACAACCACAAAATGGTCTGGTACAATAAAGTTTCAAGAAAATCCAAAAACAGGGGTTATTGAGCACAATGACTCAAAGTGGGTGTCCATAGAAGATGTAAAAGACGATAAATCTCTAGAACTAAGAACATTTCCAGCCTATTTATTGGACAGAGCAATGGAAAAACTTAGTTAGGTGCTTTTTGCGATTGGAATACACTTGTGGGTGGATAAACTATGGAAAATATGAATAATTCTTGGCGAAATTTCTTAAAAGAAAGTTCTCAGACAGAAAATGTCCCCTTCAAGGAGACAAGAATTCGAATAAAACTCGAAAACAAACAAAAACTTCTTCGAGAGGTAACCGAAGATGAGTTTGAACACATTGCGGCCGCAATAGACGAGCTAACATATGATGATTTGGCTTTTCAAAAGATTTTTGGGGATAAATCACGTCTTGTTCTTGATTTTCCCTCTTTTGATTACACATCTGAACTCGGCCAATTTGTTAATTTGCTTCAACACAAGTTTGGCTTAGATGTTGATTGGGACAAAGGCATGGTCTCGGTCGAAAGAGAGTGGGTTGACCACAAGAACACGCAGAAGGACTTGGTCGACCGGCTCATGGGCGGCCGAGGGAGCCCACCCAAGAAGAAAAAACTTCATATGAAAATCGGCCGGTATCTAGCCAAAGTAGATGACCTTATAATTCAACTCAAAGAAATGAAGGAGAAAGTCGCTGAGAAAGTGCACAAAGGCCGAAACTTGGGGAACATTCCCTTGTGGAAGGCTCGGGTCACCGTAGGAGAGACGCTAGAGAATCTTTCAGAAAAGGAGCATGAGAGGTACGCGCAAATTCTAAACCAGCTCGAGTTCCTTACCGGGATGAGTCTTCTGACCCAATTTTCTGATTGGATTATGAATGACTTCGAACAGGCTTTATGGAAAAAGAGTGAAGAGGAGCGCCGAGAGGAACAAGATCAAGCTGATATAGAACACGGTAAAAAGCCTAGAAATCGGCAGCCGATTATTACTCCGGAGACTAAATTTGTTGACTGGGGGGTTTATTGGCTAAACAATGCCAAATACCTTAAGGAGAATATCGCCGGGCTCACCAGTGATCGATATTCTATTATTGTTACTCGCGATCCTATTGATGTTTGGCGTATGTCCGATTTTGAAAATATCACATCTTGTCATTCTCCTCCATCGAGAGGTGGCGGGGGCGAGTATTATAAGTGTGCGGTAGCAGAAGCACATGGACATGGCGCCCTTGCATATGTAGTTGAAACGTCTGAACTATTAGGAGATACCGCTTCTGCTGATTTAGAAGAAGCTGAGCGCACTATCAATAGTATGGGCGAGATCTTTTACGATAACAGCCGACGGAGGGCTAGTGAAATCGACTTACTGCCTATCTCTCGTTTAAGAATTCGCAAACTTGAATATTTCGACGACGTGGCCACGGCCGTGATCGCGACCAGCGCGGGCGATCCGTCGGCAACCCAGTTAGCTTCGGTGGAGAGGCGTGTATACGGGACTCAAATCCCGGGCATTCAAGAGCGCCTAATCAAATGGCTGCGAGAAGTGCAGCAAAGGGAAATGGAGAACGCACCCAGAGCGGGTCGCGACGGCTGGAGCAGTGTGCTTAACTTAGAGAAACTTGTTCAGTTTGGAGGTACACAAAACGATACCCCGATGAGTATGCAGTTACAAGATTTGTTTGGTGATTTGATTTCCGGAACTGAAGGATATGTGCGACAGGACAGCGAAACTGAAGACGAGCTAGATAGTGAACTTCTGCTTGGCGGTCTTATTCAGCGATATCAAACTGAGTGTGACACGATAACAGAAGACTATAATCGCGATTATAGATCCACCTTTGTCGAAGGTACCGCAGTTGATGATGGTGGCGGTGGTGTCTATATCACATGTCAAGCTACGCTTCTTATGTGGTGGGACGGCGAGGATTTTGTGAAAATGCCCGGTGTTGATGTGATTAGCCACGGTTTGCAAGAATTAGAACCATGGGGGATGAACTGGGCCGATGACAAATACCCATATGTGTTTCAGAAAATGAACGATGGTAGATGGAAGCTTCCGATTACAGTCATACCAGAAAAACTAGTAGGATTTGACGGGCAAGAATATGCGTACGACCCGGATAGCTATGAACAGTTTTGTGACGTAGTTAACGTAGAAGTAGATGACAAATACAACGCCGTTGAACAAATGTTGACTACTTTTTTCAAGCGAGAAGGCTACATGGCCGGCGGGGCTGCCATGGCATTAGGTCGCGAGGTGATGAATGACGAAATGGACCTTTACCACTGGGAAGCTGAAGTTGAAGAAGGTTATGAGCCTGACGAGATCGAGTTTGTGCAATTTACTGCCCACCCAGAGGTCTGGTACAAGGATTTAGGAGCATCTGAAGAACAAGCTATGCAGATTATGAATGATCGCATTTTCTGGCTTGAAATTCGCCGGCGGATGGCAGTGCCGGCATTTGCAGCCACTGGCGGAGCTATGTATCCGCAAATGCCCCTAGACATGGATTTATTTGGCATACACGGAACAGAAGGCGAGAGCCAAGAACTTAATTTGTATTTCTCAATACACGGGGAGGACCCTGACGAGCAGGTTAATGTTCTCAAAGAATTAGTGAACATTTGGGACGATCAAGGCGACATTGACAAAGTGGTTAGCGAGGTTTTTCGTGATATACTCCGGAAGAAAGTTGGCATGTCAGGCACAGCAGTGGGAGATCTTCGCGAAGAATTTGATATACTGAGGGTCGATAAACTGCTGGGGCGCCTTACTGAGCAAGAGGAGGCCGCTGCGGGCACACAGGAGTCCGCAGATGATGATTTAAACAAATGGCTTCAAGACAACGACATTAACCGAAACGATGTGGCGACTGAAGAAGATACCATTAGCGTCAAAAGCCATAAAAGCGAAATTGAGAAGTACGTATTACAAGTTGAAGCCACCCGCGGTGCCGACATTCAAGAAGATGTGTGGAAAAAGCTTTGTACTGAGGGAATCAAAAAGCCTGTGGTCGTTACTAAGGGAGAGATATCTAATCAAGTTGTTAGTGGCGCAAACCGATTTATAGCGGCCCAGAAGTGTGGAACGGACATCGCGCTTCCAATTATATATGTTTTTGGCAAAGGAGAATAAGATGGGCGAGAAAGTACAAGGCAATGCGGCCGGGGAACGCATAGGGGAGCTAATTATTGAGTCTCATGGTGTTGACAAGTACGGAAGATGTTTGGGCACACTATTTATAGGCGCATGCAACATTAACCAGCAATTATTGTTGGAAGGGCGCGCAGAGGAATATTAAATGGCATATAACACTTCGAAAGGGCCCCGTGGCTTAGGGGACATCAAAAATGAAGATGATCCGGATACCCAGATTGACTTTGGCTCAGACTCGATTGCCTTGACAACGAGTGGTTCGGCCAGACTTACCGTCACCAACACATCAGTAACAAGCACAGTTGCATTGACAGCATCGGCATTTTCAGGAGATGGGACGGCGCTTCAGGGAATTACTGGTTCTGGTGGCACTATGTCTAGCTGGACTATCGGAGGCGACTCCGGCACAAGCGCAGTTGCTAATGGCCAAACAGCCACAATTGCCGGCACGGCGCCCATTTCAACCGCTGAATCCGGGCGCACAGTCACTGTCTCCTTGGACAACACTTCAGTTAGCGCAGGTTCTTATACATATTCTAGTTTAACTGTAGACGCACAGGGGAGACTCACAGCAGCAGGAAATGGCGCCGCTCCGTCTATCACCACCCTTTCGAACGCCGGCACTAATCGAGTTATAACTTCTGATGGGGGTGCTCAAGCTTCGGCCGAGGCTGGGTTGACATTCGATGGTTCTACTTTAGTTGTGGCGGGAGATATATCTGGCTCTGGGAACACCTCTGTAGGAAAGTTGTCTATTGGCGAAGACACCGCCTCCACACGGCTGTATGTGAAAGCGCAAGCTGATAGTGAACTAGTCGCAATATTTAAGTCACCAAGTTATGACACTCTTCTGGCGATTACTGGTTCTGGTAAAGTCACAGTTGGGGGTGCGTACCTTACCGGCACCCTTAATGTAAGCGGCTCAGACGATGGGATTCTTCTCGCAGCTAAAAGCAATATAGCGAATCCAGCGTTTGTTGTAAAAGGAAATGGAAATTTTGGCATTGGTACCGGGTCTCCGGTCTATGACTTGCATGTTAACGGCGCGGGAGTGACAGAAGCAACAATCGATGCTGGCGCCAGCGCAGATGCTTATTTAAGATTTGCAACCAACGGCACTGCTAAATCATATCTTAAGCTCGGGTCTGGGGGGAACTTAATAGTAGCCCAAGATGCGACCGGGGGTGATTTGCTGCTGCAGGCTAAGCCGGGCGGGGTTGGCACTACTTATTTAACGCTCGATGGCGGTCGGGGCACCCTGACAGCTTCTGTGGCCATGGCAGCTACAGCTGTTTCCTGTTCTAGTCAGGTCGAAAGCACTATGTTGCGTACGCAAGCCACCATTATCGATAGCACACATATCTCAAGTTCATTAAATATCTCAGGTTCCAAATTTTATGGTGACGGTAGTCAACTCACTAATGTCCCGGGGCTTTCCTTTAACGGCTCAACTGCAAACGGACTCGTGACATATGGTGGTGTTGCCCAAGCGGATGTTGAGAGCCAATTGACATTTGATGGCTCCACATTGATCGTGCAAAGCCTAACTTCTCCGATAATTCAAGCAAACAATACCAGTAACAACGCCTTCGGCGCAGTTCTTGATTTAATTAACACTCGCGCTGGTAATGCTGGTCAGGCTGATGATTTTTGCGGAGGTGTTACGTTTAAGTCTAAAGATTCCACATCCGCCGAAACACAATACAGCAAGATAAGTACCAAAATAGGATCTCCCACTAACACTAGTGAATCCGGCTATATGCTATTCGAAGTAACAACGGCGGGAACCACTGGTACCGAGTACCTTCGAATGGACGGCAGAACGAATGCTATAACTGCGTCTGTGGAGACTTTAGCTAGCGCCGATCTGTTAATCGCTGGGGCCTTGCGCCAGAATGGCTCAAATTATCGAAAATATACCAACAAGAGCGCTAGCTATACTTTAACAAACGCCGACAGTATTGTCTATATTGGCCATGGCTCAAATATTCTTACGGCCTCTCTGCCCGATGCGACAACTGTGGATGGCATTGTTTACACGATCAAAAACTCAAATAGCGCATTATTGGTGATTAAACCAAGTGGTTCTCAGACAATCGATGGGGGTATCTCCATCACGGGGTCGATCGGACAATCATGGACGTTGGCGTCAAACGCCGATGTATGGATGACTTTGTCGTCTCACAGTTCTTCAGTGTGATCTTCTTATGAAACTCTTAGACCAAGCGCTGGATGAATTAGACTTAAGTGAGTTACAGGCTTACGAAGAGATAATCGAGCTGTGGATTACATATGGGGGCGCCTAGATGAGCTATAAATTTTCAACAGGCAGCGTTCGCCGCGGCGACATCTACTTTGAAGATGACCGTTCCGGCGCCGCAACATATATTGACTTTGGCCAAGATACTATAACGCTTAGGCCTAGTGGCAGCGCACAACTATACGTAGAAGATGGAAAGGTCGGTATTGGAACAACATCGCCGGACCATACCTTACACGTCAAGAGTCCGGGTACTTGTCACGTAAAGATAGAAAGCGAAGCTGGAGATGAATCAGCCCTCAAACTTTCGCAGGATGGCCAATCGTCGGCATATGTTTGGATGCCGGGCAGCACGTCAGATTTGCGTTTTTATGTCAACAGCGCCGACAGAATGCATATAGACAATGATGGTAACATTGGTATTGCAACGACTGACCCAAAAGTAAAACTAGATGTTCACCATAATCCGACTGCTCTATCAAACGACACAGGCGGTGGCGAAGTGGCAACCTTCGGAACTGGCACCCTGACTGCCGGCAAAATCTACTACCTCAACAGCAGCGGAGCATGGACAGAGACGGATGCAGATGCGATAGCCACAAGCGATGGATTGCTTGGAATTGCGCTTGGCTCTTCACCTTCATCTCACGGCGTGTTGTTGCGAGGTTTCTTTGATGCGACCACTTATCTCTCAAACTTTATATCGGGCTTGCCGGTATACCTTTCAACGACTGCCGCAAACATGGACACAACACAACCATCAGGAACCGGCGATATAGTCCGATGTGTGGGCTATTGCACGAATACTGCTAATGTTATATATTTTAACCCCAGTTCCACCACAATAGAGTTATCGTAATGGCAATCAACAAGGTTGGTGGAATTCTATTCTCTGATATCAGCAAGGTTCAAGATGTTGCCGACTCAGCCATTGATAAAATAAATGGACAAGAGGCCGCGGGGGACGACCCGTCACACACCCCATTGTGGGTAGGTACTGGCAGGACTGGTCATGTAGTGTATTCTTCCGATTCCATTAACTGGAGTTCTTATCAGACTCCGCCGGGGTCTTCAGCGGCCTATTGGGACATATCTTTTGGTCATGACGACAGCGACAACCCGCGATGGATTATTAGTACAAATACAAGCACCGAACTTAGATATTCCGCAGACCCGACTGCCGGTGATGGCTCTTGGACTTCGATTAACTTCCCGGGTTCCGCCGACAAATGCAGAACAGTTGAATATGGAACCAACGGAACTTGGATTGCCGGATCCAAGAACGATAATGTATTTAGATCAACCGATGGCGGAGATAGCTGGACTGAAATTACCGCTGTTGCTTCCGGCGCCGGCATAATGCTTTGCTTAGCAACTGACGGCGCGGGAACTTGGCTGGCTGGGGGGAAAGGCTCCTCGGTTCTTAAATCGACGGATGATGGCTTAAACTGGTATGTATCTGGTACGAGCGTTGGACAAGTTAATGGTCTTGAGTACAATAATGGAGTATGGTTCTTAGCTAGCAATACCACCACCTCTTATCGTGCAACCACAATTGCCGACAACACCGCAACAGATACTTGGAGCGCCGTAACGGGCATTTCAGAAGGCCTTTGGGCAATTTGCCACATCACAGGAGATGTTTGGATGACTGCCAACAAAGGCAATCAGCCATACTTATCAACAGATAATTGTGCGTCATGGAGTCCGGCTACCAGCCCCAGCGCTGGCCAAATTATGGGATTAGCATCAGATGGAACGACAGTTGTGGTTGGAGGAAAGGACAGCAAAATACACACCTCAACAGACAACGGCTCTTCATGGACACTGCGATTTACACTGGCAAACTATGTCGACGAGCTTGTGTTGGAATATAATAAGGTTAAGCCATTTTAATTAGACTATTTAATTTGGCACTATAGAGGTTAAAAAATGAAACTCCTACTTGAAAATTGGCGAAAGTATTTGACCGAGGAAGAAGAGGTCTCCGACTCCGAGATAATTGGACAAGCTTGGGAGAACACCTCCGAAGGGCACCTCCGAAAAGCATTCTCCCAGCGCGCCCCCGGCGGAGCAGGAAGCACCTTTGACTCTGGGGCAACACTTGAATCACTCAAAAATGCCGGCTGGGGACAGCACCCAGATCCGAACGGCTATATAAGAGAACCTGCCCGGGGATTTGTAACGAACGACCTCGGCGGTGTATTGGGTGTGCTCCCTGTGGGAAGTTTGCCAGAACAGCAGCAAGTGAGATTTCAACCTGCCCACATGGGGCAAGTTAAATCAGACACTGGAGAAACGGCGTATGAGGCCGTGTCAGTCTTTAAAGGTGGGCGCCCCCAAGTGGACAGCACAACTCTTTTAATTGGCCCACAATGGTTCACGGGCCACGCAAAAGATCCAGAAAAACCAGTTATTTGGACCTTTTACCCCGGAGACCCCACCCCACCTCCAAGTGGCCCAAGATTTATTGTCGAAAAGGATATAATAAGCAAAGTCCCCAATGCACAACAGGTTGAGTCTGGATTTAAAAATGAAGATGGAACACCAATGAACGCCTATGTTGCGACAATCGCAGACGCCATGGCCCTTGGATTTGGAAATATAAAGTACGTGGAAAATTAGAAATGAAGCTCCTACTTGAAAATTGGCGAGAGTATTTGAAGGAAGAAGCACCCAGACCCTATACAGTGCCACATCCGCCTGAATGGATTGAACATTTTGGTAAGAAAATGATACAGGGTTCCTTTAACGTAACAGATCATGAGGTTGGCCATGTTTCGCCCGGGCCCTTTACAAAGTTTGATGATAGTCGCACTGGTTCACATACTGCTGGGGATCCATCGGGTGTTGGTGGGGGCAAATATAATCTAGATAGCCTTTTCGGGCCCATGTTTGGTAATGATAAGAAAAATCTACTTAATTCCGACCACATTAAATCCCTTGGCGGAAAATATATATTAACAGTTAAATTAAACGGCAAGTTTGCCAAAATGAGTATCAACGATCTAATGGGGCGGTTTCCACAAACACTCGAAGATGGCACCGATGTTAGTGGGGCTATGACGAAGAGCGTTAAAGAATTTAAACAATGGCTGATTAATCAAGGGTATGATGGTATATGGTGGCACTCGCCGGGTTTGACAAATAAGGCGGGTCTATCGGCACTGACATCCAATGCACTCTCGGTGTTTAGCGCAGCTAAGAATGCTGAGATTACAGCCTATCGGAATCTTGAGACCGGTGAGATTGAATGGAAGAAGGGGCAATGAAACTCCTACTTGAAAATTGGCGAAGGTATATAACAGAAGAGCAGGGTTGTCCTGACGAGGTGGTGTGGCACGGATCCACACACAAGATCGATGGTGCACTGGAGCCTCGCCAAGCCCACGACATTAGTGGTAATCCCGAACAAAATCTAGTTGCAATATATGCGTATGAAAATAGGGAATGGGCAATTATTCCCGGCTTGGTAAGAAAACCAGATGGTTCGTTTCCAGAAGCTTTCATAAATCCTACTGTGTCCGATCAATTAGTATCGATTAATGGAGAAATACGCAATGGAGAGAAAGTATATTTATATAAACTTCCAGCTAAAACTTTTAGAAACACGGGAGTCCCAGATGATAGACCTGAATGGGTTTCTGAAGAAGAACATGGGCCAGTAGTTCCTTGCGCTATCGAAGAAGTAAGTGTAGATGATTACACAAATTTAGTTAGGTTTGCAACCAAAGAAGACATAGAGTTTTATAAAAAACATGGCGGTAAAGTAACAGAAGAAGATCTAGAATTTCTAAGGAGCAAGGGGAGTGATGTATGAAACTCCTACTTGAAAATTGGCGAGAGTATTTAAAAGAATCAAAGCTACGTGTTTTTGATTTTGACGACACAATTGCAAAGTCTGATTCAAATATTCATATTACCACCGATACGGGAGAAAGCATCACAATGACTCCGGGCGAATACGCAACTCACAAAATCAATCCAGATTATGAATATGACTTCTCTGAGTTTGATGAAGTTATCAACCCTCGCGAGATTAAACAGATTACAAACATCATCCGTAACGCACTTAATGCCGGCACAGAAGGCCGTGAGATTGCAATTTTAACGGCGCGGGCGGCTGAAGCCGAGGAAGCCATTCGAGATTATCTTGAGAGCATCGGCCTTGATACATCTATGATTACATTTGAACTTTTAGGCGATTCAGACCCTCATGCCAAATCGTCTTGGATTCACGACAGAATTAGGACCGGCGCAACAGATGTGTTGTTCTTTGATGACTCTGGTAAGAACGTAGAGGCAGTGGAAGAACTAAGAGACGTCTTCCCTGACATCAAAATACGCGCAAGAAGAGTTAAGTATGCTGAAGATATCGACGAAAATATAGATCGCACAGATTAATCTCATTTTCTTCCCCGCGGGGAGACTATTTATGTTAGCTCCGGAGGATTTACTATGGCCGATTCAAATGGTTGGGAGACATACTCAAAATTAGTTTTGCAACAGTTAGAGACCCTGTCTCACGGCATTGAAGGTCTCCGGACCGAACTACAAGACATGAAGAGTCAGCTGACTGAACTCAAAGCGAAGGAAGACCGGGTACAGGATCTAAAAGCATGGAAAGAAAAGTTAGACGAAGTTGCTTCACCAACTCAGCTTAAAGGGGCCTTCGATGATATCGAAGACTTAAAAATATTTAAGACCAAGGCTATCACCACATTTACAGTGGTCCAATTCCTAATGGCATCGGCCCTTGCTTATTCAAAATTCTTTTAAATTTAAGTTTTTGCTACAATAGGGGCATATTTTAACTATGCATCCTTGCTGTACATCATCTAGTTACTATATGTCCGCAACATATATCAACAAAGAACTATTAAAAAAAATCTTTAGTCAGATGAGTGGTACTGTTAAGGAGGACGATGAGTTGGTCCCCGAATATGCTATTCAGGGACAGGGATATGACTGGTTTTATGACCCAGCACAAAAATCTGTTGTCCGCGTTGCGAGGGGTATTAAATGTTATATTATAAGCGCCCAACAAGATGATTTAGGAAGAGTTTTGGTATACACCGCGTCGAATGATGTTATACTTGTAGTAGAAGACGAATTAATCTATACGGGGTTTGACTGATGTTATTTAAATTTGGTTTCTTTTGGAAACTTGTGTTAGCTATGATTCTGTCATGGATATCATATGGTGTATGGGGCTTTGAGTTCACCACAATTAGTCTATTAGCGGCGCTGTTGGTATGTCAAGCTAAAAAATCTATGTATCTTTAAATATGTTATGCATTTTGCTGCTATTTATTTCTGATAATGAGCAACAAGAGAGCCACACGAGGATCATTGGGCCGATCGCGACGGTATATTTTCCACGACACCTTAAAGTCGGGGGCGCGAGCTTACCTTGTGTATTACTATAGCACAGAGAATATCATTTTAATGACCGATGGCCCATTCACAGAAGAGGTCTCAGCATATGAAAAGATGAAAGGATTCCTACTTAGGGGTTATTGTGCGTGGATGGTGTCGTATAATGAATGAAAAAACAATTTTTGGTGAAAACTTCGCAGATCATCTTGATGTGGGCGACATAGTGGAGTGGTCGCGATGGAATTCAGAAAAAAATGGCTGGGACATGCATTACGGGATAATTATTAAGGTAAAGAACGAAATTAAATCTAACAGACTTGTGTCAATATCGCGTGTAATCCCGATCAATGACTCAAATCGCGAATTAGAATTTTTTACTTTAAGTCTAAGGCTCGTTTCTCCTTCTAAAAAAGACGAATTAAAATATGAACTCAAGAATTGACCATATCGCTATCTTGGTGGACGACTTAGATGTTGCAGAAGAGTGGTATGTCCAAAAATTGAAGGGAGTGGTTACCTTTCGCGATGAAAAGTATACTAGAATCCAAGTTGCCAACACAAATATCGCTTTAATCGACAGAAAACACTATTCTAGTGCCCATTTTGCGGTTTTAGTCGAAAATAGAGAAGATCTGCCCATAGATCAAGGTATGGTAATCCACCATCGCGATGGCACTATAGGAGTTTATGTCGAAGACCCATTTGGGAACTATTTAGAGTATATTTGGTATTCTCCGGAGCAAAAAGAGGTATTTTTGAATGATTGACATCATAAAACCGCTAATTAAGCAATTTTTGCCGTTTGCGCAAGAGAGAATGGGCTTTCAAGACCCTCCAAGGCTCTTTGTACGCCGAGATGAGCAAAATGCGCAAGATCCGCTTGGGAAAACAGCATATTATGATCCAAGCGCGAAAGCAGTAACAATTTATATTAATGGCCGGCACCCAAAGGACGTTATGCGGTCGTTGTCACACGAATTGGTCCATCATACTCAAAATTGCAATGGAGAGTTTAATAATGTCGGCGAAATGGGGCACGGGTATGCCCAAAACGACTCGCATCTCCGTGAAATGGAACGTCAGGCATATGAAATCGGAAATTTATGCTTCCGAGATTGGGAAGACAGCATAAAGCAGACTATTTATTTTGAACATCTACAAAAAGGAGTAGAAAAAGTTATGTCAACAAAAGATTGGAAAAACGGAGAGCTTAAAAGCCTCCTTAGCGAAGCTTGGGGATTCAAGATGGATCTCACCAAGTTAAATGAAGAGTCAGAATCTGGCGCGATGACCAAAGAGGAAGAAGCAAAAGCGGTGTCAGATGCTGCCATGGCTGGAGAAAGCCTCGACGGAACACTCGAAGAGCAAGATCTAGATGAGATGGGTTGCGGCGATCATGGGCCGGAAGCAGTTGCAGACGACGATGTGGTCGTTATGCAGAGTGCGGGCGAAGAAGAGGGCCCACAGGATCCCAATGCCATTGTTGATGAGCTTGGAGACCTTGTAGCACGTCTGCAAGCGGCCCTTGGTGGCATGGCCGGCGACGAAGCCGGCGAAGACGAGATGGTCGTAGATATTCAAGAGCGTTTTAAGAAAGCTTTCAAGAAAGCCCTTATTGAAGGCGGTGATCGCAAAGACGATGATGGCGCCGACGGTCACGAAGATGAGAAGGATTATTCTCACGGTGGTGACCGCAAGGGTGATGAAGATGAAGATGATACTGGCAAAGACTACGAGAAGCGGCACCCGCACCACAAGGTTCATGATGATTCTGAGAAAGAGCATTATGAAGATAACGCCATGTCGGACGACGAGCACCTTAAAGCCATTAGGCATCACTTAGACGCGCTTATTAAGGATCGCGATTATGATGATGAGAAGGAAGAGGATTTAGACGAGCGTCGAGCAAGAGGGCGCGCAGATCCTCGTATTCAGCGTGGGGCGCCGGATCCACGGGCTCGACCTATGGAAGAGGCTATCCGCAAAGCTATTAGAGCAGCATTAGTCAAGAAAACCAAATAAGGGGATGTTTTATGTCCTTAGAACAGGATTGGCAACGATATTTAATCAATGAAAATATTGATCGAGACATTTTCATGTATATACAGTCTCTTCAAGAGATCGTAAAGCATTTTAAACCAAAAAGCGTGTCTGAAAAACGTCGATTGGATATGGCCGCCGAACATCTTAGAGAAGTACGCAAGTACGCCCGGCGGATGCAAAACAGAGTCGATTTACTCGAAGAAAAGCTTAATATTCTTGAAGAAGCTTTAAACGAGAATGAGGAAAAATAAATGGGTGGTGGCGCAGGACATATGAATCACCCCTTTGATCTTCAGGGGGTAAACACAGGAAATGATCTTTTAGATTTTTTTGAAACGGCCAAGGGGATGCTTGAAAAGAAAGCCGGCGGGGCAGTCAAGATTGACGGCGTTAATGTGTCTTTTAAAGTGACCGACCAAGATGACGTAAAGCAAATGGCTGTAGATCGCGGATCTTTGGCAATGATAGATATTGAGGGTATCACCGCTTCGCGTGTTAATAAGAGATTTAAAGAAGGTCACGGGATGCGTGTGGCTATTACTACTCTTTTACAAATTCTCAATGGCTCAATTGAAGACATACAGCCAGAATTAGAAGCTTTGGGAATGTGGGATGACCCAACTAAATTCTTAAATACTGAATACGTTGAGGGGACGACAAATGTTACTCAATACGACACTAATTTTTTAGCAATTCACGGTTTAAATCAGTTTTATGAAAAAACGGCCAAATCTGGACCAAGTAAGGGTAATTATCGCCCGGGACTCGAGCGGCCGATGATCTGGGATGCCAAAAAGAAAAAAGAAGTCCCACTTCCAGACCCAAGTCGCGAAATCTCTTATGATCCTGAAGTTATGGAGCGTTTAGTAGAAAAGTTAAAACCTCTTGCTGAAAAATATGGCTTTCAAGTATATTCTTCTGTACCAACCGAAAGAAGTGAAGTTGATATTGATTATAGTGAGGTTTTAAGCGAGCCATTCACTGTTCGAATTAGCGATGATACCGAAATAACGAAATCTATAGGAGAGTGGCTAAATGAAGCTTCTAATCCTCGTTATAAGGTGGTAACATTGCAGGATGAATTTCCCGATTTAGGCTTGAAAAGAAAGACACACGCATTACATAAGAATTTGTATTTAGCTATTTTACATCAAGCGCTGCCAATTACAGAATTGATTGACGATGCAGATGCAGAAGCTGCTATTTACGGTGCTGTTTTTATGCATGCCACCCGCGTACTTGGAAATCAAGTCTTGCGAGGACTAACTAGCCCCATGGGCGACCTGAGTGGCCACGAAGGCGCCGTTTTGCGAGATGAAAAGAAGTTTGGGCCCAAACCAGTTAAAATTACTGGTGAATTCATTGTTGGTAATATGGGAGGAGGATTTGGGCAAGTTAATGAGCAAGAAGATGACGAAGAGAGCGCTATTGAATTAAATATTGTTGATAGTGCTGCAGCAGATGTCAATCCAGCCGCAGCTGCTGGAAAAAAGATCGCCCTTGTGCCGGGCGCGTTCAAGCCACCTCACAGGGGACATCTTGCTATGGTCGAAGAATATGCCGTAAACAATGAAGAAGTTAAAGTTCTCATTTCTAATCCACTCAAGAGACAACGTACCTTGGCCGACGGCACTGTCATTACAGCAGCACATGCAAAAAGAATGTGGGAATCGCTTGCAGCACACCTCCCCAACGTTTCAATTGAAATATCCACAGCAGCGTCGCCACTGACAGCCGCATACGAGTTTATGGGTGATGTGGGCCCCCTACAGCCGGGCGATGTGCTTACGTTGGGAGCGAGTGAGAAGTGCGATGATTGGAAACGGTGGTCCGAGGCCGAAAAGTATATTAGAGATGGGGTCGAACTGCTGGATCCTCGCAGTGTTGCTTGCGCGGCCGCCCAACACGGGCCAGAATATATGGCACTTTTAGAGGAATCCCCCTTGGCAGAAGAAATGCCAAGTGTAAAAAATCCAGACCCAGAAGTTGATCCTCGTGATTTCCATGCGTCTGATATGCGATATCTTTTAGGAAAGGCTACAGAGGATGAGGAAGCCCTTGAGCTGCTTGAAGATTTCATAGGTGGCGAAGGGGACGTATATGATTTTCTGTCCATCCTAGGCATCGATACGGGTCTCAATGAGCCTCTTGAGGAGATGTCCATGGCATCGGCTGGCGCTGCTGGTGGCCACTCTAATGAAGATGAGCAAAATAGTGGGGGCAAAAAGAAAGATGACCCTTTAGTTATGCGTACCTTGGGATTTACTCCGGGTAAGCGCGACACTAAAAAGAAAAAGCAAAACGAAAATATTGATATGAGTTTAGTTATGGATGTATACAAACTACTTATTGAAAGAGGAATTAAAACATGAATCATAAAGAAGAACAGAACCTTAGATCTAGTATACGATCTTTGATCCGCTATGTCAAGACAAAAAAATTGAATGAAGAGCAGGAGTTACGTGGAATTATTCGTGCATTTATGGATGAAGAAATGAAGACGCTCGATGAGCGCCAGACTGCAGATGTGGATCCTACACCCAACAAGTCTACGGGCATTAACGTGCTTGAGGAGCTTCTTAAGAAGATTGTGCCAGTTTTGGAAGATGATTTTAAGTCTATGACAACCGATCCAGAACAACGCAAGTCCTTCCGTGCGCACATCGTGCAAGCCATCATTGATACTCTCACCCCCATTGAAGCTAACAATGAGGCTGGTGACGGAGAGGCGGACGGCCTGACCGAAGAGAACGTTCAATGTGGTGAAGGCGAAAAAGAGATAAATGGCAAATGTTATCCGGCTTCTCCCACTGATATGGGGCGTAAGGTTGGTCAAACTCCCATGGAAGAAGAAATTGATATCGAGATTACCGATGATGCAACTGGGCCCGAGGATAACGATAAGTTTATTGATATCCGTACTGATTCAGAAATTTCTGCTGACACAGAGCCCGAAGATCCTCGCGAAGATTTCGGAATTGAGGGTGCCGATGAGACTGGCCGCAATATTGCTTACTCTACCTTTAAAAAGATTGAGAGTAACATTATTGATTCTTATGAACTGCTCTCGAACCCTGAAGATCAAGAGCTATTCTATGATTACTTGATTGCTAACACAAAACTCTATTTTGATAAGTTTGAAACTGAGCTAACTGGCTCTGTAGAAGAGCCCACCAATCAAGCATACGATATGGCGAAAAACGACGCTGGTGGCGAAGAAGAGGCAATGATGGAAGACCTCTCTCGCCCGACGGCTGACGAGATTGCACTGGGACTTTAATCATGAAGCTCTTAATGGAAAACTGGCGAGAGTATCTGGATGAAGATCAAGAAGAACTGGATGAGGGGCCAGTTGGGAGCGCATTAGCTGGTCTAGGGCTTGCTTTGGGACTTGGAGGAACGCCAGATGTACCTGATATGCCTGAACCGGAACCCACTCAGCAAGTAGACACACAGCAACAACAGGCTGAAATTGGTGAAGTGGATATGGATGATGATGGGAGTTTTACAGTCACTGTAGAAACTCCACAGGGGCTAAGGGGCTCTATGGCATGGAGTGTTGCCAGATCTAATGCTCACAGCGCCTTGATGAAGCACATGGCTGCGCAATCTGATAGCCCGGATAGCTTTGTGTTTTCCGGTGATTTGTCCATGAAACGCGCCTCAAGTACGCCAGATGGCGCCACGCATACATATACTGGCAAAATAACAAAATAATTTTTAAAAAGTACTTGACAAGATCCCCCGCCGGCATTATACTGAGTATGTGACGGTTTTTGAAAGCCAATGAAAGTAGATAAAAGATCAACTACTAGTACTAAAAGTATAATTGATAAACTAACACATGAAGGTGTTGTCAGCAATGATCTACTAGTATTAATTAACAATCTTACATTAGAAGACTTGATAGCTCTGAAGTTAGAGCTTTCTTGTGCTCACGTGAAAAATAGACTTTATGGCCTTGACATATGGCATGGGTCATGTTATATTATAAGAGAAGCATTACTAAAGTTTGCCATTTCAGCAACACATTCTAAAAAGGATGCTGCTAGATTTCTTGGCTTGACATATCTTGAATTCAAAAAACAGCATGACAAATATAATATTGATAGTTTCTTTAATGAACAGGAGGAATAAATAATGTCTTCAGTAGGCAAAACAGTATACAAGGTTAGCGACGTCCACAAGCTTTCGTTCGGTAAGATTACCGAACAAAGTACATGCGATAACTGGACTTGGTATAAAATTGATTGGATCAATGGGGCCCCGGCAAATATCTGTCAGAGTCCAAATTATGATTCAAAATCCGGATACTTTCGCTGCGACACTGTAGCACTCTTTCAGATTGACACGATGATAGACGTCTTAGAGAGTCTTAAGTAATATGTGGAGGGTGTATAAGTGGGATGGCCATTATATTCAGGGAGAGCTAATTAGTTCACACTCTTCTGAGGCAGCGGCCCTCAAAGCAGCCAAAAAAGCGATTCCATACCTTAAGGCTACAAAAAGCAAATCACGCGATATTAAAGCGCGCAAAGAGATTGTAATTTGGCTGGATGGAAAGGCCGGTGAGCCTCTTGGAGTGATTGTCAAAAAGGTAAGAAAAACAAAAAAAGGGGATGAAATGGTTTCGACAGAGTAACAAAAAGGAATAGTGCAAGCAGGTATGATACAACCTTAATCGTTCAAAAACAATAGTTGCAAATAACAACACACACTTCGAATCTGTCCGCTTAGCGGCTTAATCGGGAGGTCGCTTAGAGCCTTCTTTCCAATCTAAGCAAAACAACAGACAAGTTGTAAAAATCAAACCATTTAAGGCAACAGGACGGTAAGCTTTAGATTATAGCCGTCTACCCGCTCAGTTGGGGGATATAAAAACTGATAAGCTTGTGAATGACTACAATTGGACTTATTCTGGACGCGGGTTCGACTCCCGCCGTCTCCACCATTATACAAGAGGTTGATTGTGAAGAAGAAAAAGACACTTAACAGAGTAAAACATAGAAAAACAAAGGCCGACGAGGACTTTGCAGCGCAATTAGAAGATGCATGGCATTTGATTGAGAAGCGCAAGAGGCTTGGAAGAAAAGAATTGATGATTAAGGCCCCGGCCGAAGAAGAATCTGACAAAAAGAATGAACCTTAGTATAAAAATATGTGATTTATGTGACACGTGTGTCTATCCCGGTGAATACCAGATAATTGAAGACGAAGTTATATGTGTCATGTGCATTGAAGAAGAAGAGGCTGAAGATGAAATATCGGGTAGACGAATGGGTGATGTACGATCAATTTGCCGATAATCCGGTCTTAAGCAGTCCAAAAAAAGCTGTTATTTTATATGTTCTTCCAAAAAGTGATAGATCTTTATACGATTATGAAATATATATTAATGAGGGCGATGATCGCTATCAGAAAGCCCGCGAATCAGATCTTTATCCAATGGAAAAATAATCATATATGAACATTAGAATTGCTTTCTATAAAGGAGTCGACTGCTGGCACAACCGGTTAATTAGCTGGTGGACAGCAAGCCCATATAGTCATGCAGAATTAGTGCTTCCGGATAACATCACGTGGATATCGATTAGCCCATTCGTTAATTGCAAGGTAACCGCACGCCCAAAGCTGACTTACAACAAAAATGAATGGGATTTCTTAACCTTTGAAGTTACACAAAAACAATATCACACAATATTAAAATTTTATGAACAGACGGCAGGTTGTAGATATGATTGGATCGGTATGTTCTTATCTCAGTTTGTACCTTTTCATATTAAACAGCGAAATCGATGGTATTGCAGTGAGTGGATAGCATATGCCTTAATGTTGTCTGATGTTGTGAGTTGGCAAAAAAAGGCAATTTTTGACTGTACCGATTTATCACCGGGGTTTCTATACAATATGCTCTATGACAATTGTGATGAGACAACAAAAGATTAGATTGTGACTAATTACAGTGGCCCAGAACCATCAAGCCGCAACTTAATCTACCATAGAGGTGCTTATGAATGCTACCAGTTTCTGTTTACATCGCGTGTTTTATATCGGCACTATCTTTAACAATTCTCGCAAAATTTACAATTGATTTTCTTAAATTTAATAATGAGCAAGAACACAAAAGAGCAATTACCGACATTAACCAGAGAGTCGAAGCACTCCTTTCATACAAATATGAAAATAATGAAAAAGAGGGTCAGGTCATAGATATCCTTGATTATATGGAATATGAAGAAAACATATTTGTAGATCGCGATGTTCTATTAGAAGAAATGTGCTCATATCGATTAGCTTACTCTCCACATTTAAAAACATGGATAAAAAAATAATTCCTTTACAAGACACTAAAAGTGATTATAATAATATGTGTGATTAATGACAAATACTCCTAACCCTCTAATTCTTTTTGATGTAGACGGCACTCTGACAGAGGCCAGACTGCCTATTACTATGCCGATGATCATTCTTTTGCGGGAATTGTGCCGGCATGCTGAAATAGGCTTTCTTACTGGCAGCGGCATGGAATATATCAAAGAACAATTATGGCCAGCCCTCAACGACTCCATAATTCGAGATAATTGCCACCTTCTACCATGTAATGGTACAGAATATGCAATTCCGACTGGGCCACCAGACTTCAATGTGCAAACAATATATAAAGGCTCGATGAAAGATGAAATTGGTGAAAATCAATTTAGAGAATTACTCAAAATGCTATGCTCCTTTCAATCTGACTTGGTTCATGAAATAAGTGATATGCCCCTCACTGGCAACTTTATTCAAAATAGAAATTCGATGCTAAACTGGTGTCCCATAGGAAGAAATGCACTCCCTTGTGATCGAAATCAGTTTAAGGCCTTGGACAAGCTGTACGGAATCCGAACAAAGTATATACAAGCTCTGAAAAAACAGCTGATGGAACAGAACATAGGAGTGACTGTCAAGTTGGGAGGAAACACCTCCTTCGATATTTATCCAATTGATTGGGACAAAACTTACGCCTTAAATCACTTTGACAAATCTAAGTGGGAATTTTGGTTTGTGGGCGATCGATGTGGGGTTGAGGGAAACGACTATGAGATCTTCGAGCTTCTTAAAAATTCAGGCCACAGTTTTGAAACTAGTAGCCCCGAAGAGACCATAGAAATAATTGAAAACTATATATTAGAAGAACTACAATACAGGAGATAATATGACTGTTCATAAAAAAATGTTTGATAATGGGGAACCGCAAAAACCAACAGTAATGGTGTCAGGAGGCTTTGATCCCGTACATGCCGGCCACATTCGTATGATCCGATCCGCCGCCAAATTTGGCGATGTTATTGTAATAGCGAACTCTGATGCTTGGCTATGGCGCAAAAAAGGCTTTGTGTTTATGGAGTACGAGCGCCGAGTGGAAATACTAAACGCCATTAAGGGCGTTGTGTTAGTTGATTCTGTAGACGACTCCGATGGGACTGTCTGCAAGGCAATCCGCCGCCTGAAACCTACCTACTTTGCGAATGGTGGCGATCGGGGGAAGTCAAATACACCAGAACAAGACGTATGTGATGAATTAGGTGTTGAATTGTTGTGGGGAATTGGAGGAGAGGAAAAACTGCAGAGTTCTTCCGATCTAGTAAAGCCTCAACGAGATTTTGAGGTCCCCCCTGTCAGATCAACACCAAAAATTTCGGATAAATAGAGCACATCGTTTCTCGATTAATAGTTTTAACTGCCAAAAAGAACAAATCAATGAAATATGGAAAGATTATCTATGGGAATTCAAATAAGTTCATATATATCTCTAGATGATTAGAAAATATGCACTATTGTTATTGGGCTTGATTGGGTGTTCGCCTACGAAAGTAATCTTAGAGACGGGCCAGCCAAGCATTGACACCACACCACCAGCCTTGGGCGTGCATGCAAACGATTACTGCAGTCAGAAACCCGGCGATTTTATTTGTAATTTGGTGCTTCGAGATCAAAATGATCAGATTTGGCAACTTCATGACTACGAAGGAGATGTGATAGTGTTAGATTTTTCCGCTATGTGGTGCGGCCCATGTCAGATGGCTGCTTCAACCGTCCAAAATACAGTAGATGAATTTACCCCACAGGGGTTTCAGTATGTCACTGTACTGATTGATGACTCGGCAGGTGAGACCGTGGATGTAGAAGATGCCACAAGCTGGTCATCATCGTTTGGAATTACAGATGCTCCGGTATTGCAAGGCTTCCGCGGTTTGATAGATTATTCATATGATAGTGGTTACGCAATTATGTCATGGCCAACATTTTTATTTGTGGATAGAAATTTAAAGATTTATGGTGACATATCCGGCTTTAGTGAGTCTGCAATCCGACAAAAAATTGAAGAAAAGATATAATTTAATTTGACATTATGAGAACATTAAGTTATACTACCTATGTGTATTCCCGCTTAGCTCAGCTGGTTAGAGCATCTGACTGTTAATCAGAGGGCCCGCAGTTCGAGTCTGCGAGCGGGAGCCACCATGAGAGCCCATATGTGGAAGCTATTTTTTAAAAAAAAGGAGAAAAACATGGCAACAACAACCGATACAAAGGTAACCGCTCAACTTAAAAAGACGGTTGCAGCACAGAAAGAGACACTATCTAAGGCACTATCTCGCATTAGCAATCTGACTGATGAGATCGCCGTCCTACGCGCCGAAGTCAATAGATTCAAATCTGATGTGGCTAAAGATGTAGAATATCTTACTAACCGCGTCGATGGTTAAAATTAGAGAATTTTTAAGATTCTCGTTAGTATGGTACAGTCAACAATTTGCAATTCCATTCTGGATTGTTGGCCATGTTCATCTACATCTAAACGACTACCATGATATGATAGAATTATCAAGCTCAATTATTATGCACATGATGGTTGGGCTTGGCTTTTGGCTTGATTGGAAAAACAATACGAAAATAGAATAAACACTTTTAGCCCGCTGTGCCGTCGGGCTATAATAACGGCAGGGGGCTGCCCGACCCTCACGTAGGCAGAGGTTTCCCGGTTTCCTAGCCCGCGGCAGAATAACCGGTTATTGGGGTGTAGTTCAATTGGCAGAACGCCTGACTGTTACTCAGGAAGTTATTGGTTCGAATCCAGTTGCCCCAGCCTATATACGATATGACAGAGAGACTTTGGGAAGCCGTGTTGTTTATAATAGTAGGCGCATTATTTGCTTTGTATATATCTCTTTCTATCCTTTAACGTCTCACCTATAGCTCCAAAACATTTGCGGGTGTAACTCAGTGGTAGAGTCCCACGTTGCCAACGTGGTTGTCGCTGGTTCGAATCCAGTCACCCGCTCCATTATATTATGTATGAAATAGGTGATATAGTTTTGATCAAGTCATGCGCAGGAGACGCCATACCCCCTGTTCATGTGAGGCTTATCGAAAGAGTAGAAGTTAAGGGCCGAAAAGGCCGCACTATGGACTGGCCCCCTTATAGCGGCTGGGAGTGTGTTTTGATATATCCAGAAGAAGCAGAATTACTTAGAAAACGATGGGGTATCCCCTTTAAGCATCCCGACAACATGGATACCTTTACCTATGAGAACGACATTATTAAAAAAATAAGCAGGAATAAGCCTCTTAAGCGCCATCGAAGAAGAACTAAATCAAAAAGCCGCACTAATTAGAAGTGACCAGTTATATGGGGAGCCATGGCCATTAAAAAGAACTATCTGTTAGATACAAGTGTATGCCTGACAGATGCAGATGCAATATATAAGTTTGATAATCACGATTTATTTTTACCTTTAAAAGTATTAGAAGAGATTGACAAACACAAGAAAAGACAAGATTCTGTGGGCATCAATGCTCGCAAGATAATTCGCTCTTTAGATGAGCTTCGACAAAAAGGAAGCTTGGAACGTGGCGTCAGAATCAGCAAGGGTAAAGGTATTCTCAAAGTGATGTCCTATGAAGCTCTGAAGGATGTTGTATTCCCCCCCGATCTAGATATGAGGGTGCCAGACCACGCGATTATTGCCACTGGCAAAGTCGTTCAGATGGAGGTCCCAAACCGCAAAACTATTGTTGTTAGCCGCGATATTAACATGCGAGTTATCTGTGACTCAATTGGGATAATGGCTGAAGACTATGTGTCGGAAAAAGCCGTTACCTCATCCGATGAGTTATTTCAGGGATTCTCCGAAGTCTTAGTGGATGACCAGTTTGTTGAAAGATTTTACGAGGGCGAAGAATTATATATCGGCGCCGATGAAACTAAAGAAAAATGGTATCCCAATCAATACCTTCTTCTTATATCAAACTCAAATCCAAAAAAATCGTGCATCGCACGGTTCGTAAATCACCACACCCCGTTGCTGCGAATAATTTATGATCGAATTTCAGATTGGAAAATTAACTCTAGAAACAAAGAGCAGGCCTTCGCAATTGACATGCTGATGGATCCTAATATTAAATTAGTCTCTTTAGTCGGCCGAGCCGGCTCGGGTAAAACTTTATGTGCCATCGCAGCAGGTCTTCAGCAGACGATTGGCCTTCACGGAGAGAATAATCACTATTCGCGCCTTATAGTGTCTAGACCTGTACAGCCAATGGGCCGAGACATAGGCTTCCTGCCCGGCACAATGGAAGAAAAAATGTTACCATGGCTCATGCCCATCCAAGATAATTTGAAGTTCCTCATGGGCGATAGGACGTCCTTAGAGATGTATATGGACAAGGGCAAAATTGAGATTGAAGCCCTGACATATATCCGCGGTCGGTCCATCTCAAATGCCTTTATTGTTATTGATGAAGCTCAGAACTTGACAAAGCACGAGATTAAGACTATAATTACAAGAATAGGCGAGAATACCAAGATTGTATTGACCGGCGACGTAGAACAAATTGACAATGTCTATGTCAACGAAACATCAAACGGTCTGGCCCATGCCGTAGAAAATTTTAAAAGCCACACAATTTCGGGCCACGTAACCTTTAAAAAGGGCGAAAGATCGGAATTGGCAACGTTGGCTTCAAAAGTATTATAAAAAAGAAATAAACAATCGCTTATTTTGTGTTATATTAAATAAAGGAGCGCTTATTATGAGTGAAGAAATAACAAAAACAGAAGAAGAAATCCATCAAAACCCAATGCTGGCCATGCCGGTAGAACCAGATTCCGAGTTGAAGAAGTATCTGGTTGAGTATGTTGGAACCAAACTAGATAATGAAGAGGTCACTGTCAACATGATCGCTGAAGTGTTGGCATTAGACTTTCCCGAGTTCGTTTTTGCTTTCGCAGAAGAGAACTTTGTACGTGGATATCAAATAGGATTGAACGATGCTGAATTACTTGAAAGAAAGCCACAAGAAAGCCATAGATAGGGCGCAAGACTTTTACACGTCCACGGGCATACACGTGTATATTAAGGATCCTCTGCCAGACACCGTGGGTGCAGAAGATGTAGTAGCCAAAGTAGAAGAGCTGATACCCCATCACTTGTTGTCAGAAGTAGAAATGATTATTATTGGCTGGTTCGAGGAATTTGAAAAGAGACAACTTAATGCCTTTTATAGCGATGGCTGCTTGCATATTACCAACGAGCAAGACAATGTTGAAGATATGATAGACGACGTCGTTCATGAAATCTCCCACTCGCTGGAAGAGCCCTACGGTTTTGACATTTACGGAGATAAGAAATTAGAGAATGAATTTCTAAAAAAGCGTCTGCAACTACACCAAGTTCTCTGGGCCCACGATATTAAAGCACCAGAAGCATTTTTTACAGACTTGGAATACAATTTAGAGTTTGATGATTTTCTTCTTAATAAGGTGGGGTATGATAAACTTGCACTGCTTATTGAGGGAATGTTTATAAATGTATATGCACCGACATCTCTAAGAGAATACTTCGCGACGGGATTCACGGATTTTTTCATGGAGTCTGACCATAACTATTTTCGAGTAGTTTCGCCGGAATTATACAAAAAAATAGCCTTTTTGCACAAGAACGATAAATAATCTCTTGACATTAGTTCCGCAGGCGGTTATAATAAGACTGAATATAGGAGAAATTTTGGCACATATATCATACTCGGAACTCAAAGATTGGGTTTTCTGTGCTTTTTATCACAAATTAACAAGAGTCGACAAGATCGACGGATTCAAGGGCAACGCATACACGGCCTTTGGAACAGCAGTCCATAGTGTCTGCGAAAAGAAGCTTTTGCAAGAGGAAGTAGACGAAGAATATTTCATTCAAGAATTCGAAAAATGTATTGAAGAGTTAGATGACGACATTGCGATCGATGAGAAGCTTATACAAGACATGCGCACCCAAGGGGGACAGCTTATCCCAGAGATCCAAGGCGCCCTAGACCAATATTTTGAAGAATATGAGGTCCTTGCGGTCGAAATGCCGCTTTATGAGCCGATTGAGGGGCACGATGAACATGTCTTTAAGGGGTATATTGATGCCGTGGTTAAAACCCCGGATGATAAAATCCACATTTTTGACTGGAAAACATGCTCTTGGGGTTGGGACGCCCGCCGCCGCTCGGATAAAATGACAACATACCAGTTAACACTTTATAAACACTTTTTTGCGCAGAAAATGGATGTAGATCCAAAACACATAGAAACGCATTTTGCACTACTTAAGAGAACTGCAAAAAAGAATCGCGTTGAATTCTTTCGGGTGACGAGTGGCCCGCAGAAAACTAAGAACGCTCTAAAAACCTTAAATACAGCACTATACAATATTAAGAAAAAGCGCTATATTAAGAATAAATTATCCTGCACGTCGGGATTTGGTTGTAAATTTTACGGGACAGAACACTGCCCATGAGGAATAAATGAAGAAAAAGAAGATTTTGGTCCTTTCTGACCATCCGCTGTCGCCATCTGGCGTCGGTACCCAAACCAAATATATGATTGAGGCACTTTTAAAAACTGGGCGCTATCAAGTAGTATGCTTGGGAGGTGCCATGAAGCACCACAGTTATCAGCCACAGACTGTTGACCCATGGGGCGAAGACTGGAGAGTGTTTCCAGTTGACGGCTATGGTAACCATGAGATCATTCGCTCCATCTTGCAAAAAGAGAAGCCTGATGTACTGTGGTTTATGACGGATCCCCGTTTCTACGGATGGCTGTGGGAGATTGAGAACGAAATTAGGCCGAATGTGCCGATGGTTTATTACCATGTATGGGACAACTTCCCAGCACCCCATTATAACGCCAATTTCTATCGTTCAACCGACGAAGTGGTTTGTATATCCAAGGTCACACATGAGATTCTTAAGCAAGTCGCCCCAGAGGTAAGTTCGTGCTACCTTCCACATGCGGTTAATTCAAATATATTTTATAAGCAGAAGACTCGGGAGCAGAAAGACTTCCTAAAGACTCTTAGAAAGAGGATTTGTATTGAGTCAACAAACAGCCATAAGAATATGAATAAGAAGATATTCTTTTGGAATAATCGCAATGCACGCCGTAAGCAGAGTGGGACTATTATTTGGTGGTTTAAAGAGTGGCTAGACAAGGTGGGTCACGATAAGGCATGCCTATTAATGCACACCGATGCCCGAGATCAACATGGTCAAGACTTACCACATCTTATTGATCATGTAGGAGTGGCTGACGGACAAGTGATGCTATCAACCAACAAAGTAGCCCCAGAAGAATTGGCAAATATGTATAATGTTGCTGATTACACCATCAACATTTCCGATGCAGAGGGTTTCGGCCTATCCACTTTGGAATCGCTATCGTGCGGTACCCCAATCATAGTCAATATGACAGGCGGCCTTAAGGAGCAAATCACAAATGGTACGGATTGGTTTGGCCTCGCCATCGAACCGGCGTCGAAAACAATAATCGGCTCTCTATCAGTTCCTTATATTTATGAAGACAGAATCTCACAAGAGAGCTTTGATAAGGCACTTACTACTGCCCTTAAAGCCTCGAGCAAAACTTACAAGAAGTGGGCAGCCCAAGGCAAGGGGCATGTAGTTAAGAATTACAATTTTGAAAATTATGAAAATGGATGGATTAAATTGATGGATGAAATAATTGAGAAGCACGGCTCTTGGGAAACTCGCAAGGGATATAAAACTTGGCACCTGTTGGAGGTGGCATAATGCGCAAAAAGGTATTATTGAAAGGCCCGGTCCTCACCCGATCTGGGTATGGGGAGCAAACTAGATTTGCCCTAAGATCCCTCCAGAGCCGACCAGATTTATTCGAACTATATATTCAGCCCCTTCAATGGGGGAACACCTCGTGGTTAACCACCACTGACGCGGAGAGGGTGTTTATCGATCAGACAATTGAAAAGACTATTGGACATATGCAGGCCGGAGGCCAGTTCGATATGTCAGTACAGGTTACAATCCCCAATGAGTGGGAAAAGATCGCCCCGGTTAATATCGGCTATACTGCCGGTATTGAAACCACGAAGGTAGCACCGGTATGGATCCAAGCTGCAAATGAAAAAGTCGACAAGGTCATTGTAGTATCAAATCATTCTAAGAATGTATACGAAAACACAGCAGTCGTTGCAGTTGATAACGACACAGGCCAAGAAATTGATTACCGGCTTCAGACGCCGATTTATGCTGTCAATTATCCTGTTAAAGAATATGATAACCTTGAAGAGTTGGAGCTTAATTTAGATTTTGACTTTAACTTTTTGGCCGTCGCCCAGTTCGGTCCACGAAAGAACCTCCCTAATACAATTAAGTGGTTCGTTGAAGAGTTTCAAGATGAGGAAGTTGGGCTAGTGGTAAAAACCAATATTGCTAAAAATTGTTTGTTGGATAGAGAGACGCTGAAAATAGATATGAAGAACTTTATGTCGTCGCTGCCAGAACACAAGTGCAAAGTGTATATACTTCATGGCGATATGACCGATCGAGAGATTCACTCGCTGTACCGACACCCTAAACTTTCAGCCCTGTTAGCTCTGCCACATGGTGAGGGCTTCGGCCTGCCCATTTTTGAGGCAGCATATAGTGGCCTTCCAGTAGTGGCTACGGGTTGGTCAGGGCAACTTGATTTTTTAGTTGACGAAAACTCAAAAGAAAGATTTTATAACGTCGCCTTTGACCTGCAACCTATCGCAGACAATGTTGTTTGGGAAAATGTTTTGATTAAAGAATCGATGTGGGCTTATCCACGTGAGCAATCTGCTAAACAGAAAATGCGTATGTGCTACGAAGATATCACCAACAATACAGAAGACTCTTTTGCATCTCAAAGTTGTGATTATGCAGCTGAATTGAAGGAAAGATTCTCCACTGAAAGCCTATATGCACAATTTGTAAACTGTATTATACCAGCCGAAGAGCTTAAAGAGTTAGAGTCTCAAATTGATGATCTTTTGAGTGACCTGATATGAAAAAATATGTTTTTATTTCTGACATGTTTGTCGAAAATTACCGCGGTGGCGCCGAGCTAACCACGGCTGCCATTATGTACGCGGCTAAAAAAGATAGTCAGATAGCAAAAGTTCATTCTGGCTCCTTAACTGCAGACATGATCACACAAAATCCAGACGCTCATTACATTGTGTGTAATTTTGCCGGCCTCGACGAGAAGGTTAAATTATATATGTGTAAAAATGCCGATTATTCGATTGTTGAGTATGATTACAAATTTTGCGAATATCGCTCGATGGAAAAACATTTTGTTGCCACAGGCTCGGAGTGCGATTGTGTCCAGCAGATTACTGGCAAGATTAATAGCGCCTTTTATGGGTATGCTAAAAAGGTGTGGTTTATGAGTGCCGCACAGCGTGCTATATTTCTTAAGCAAATACCTGTATTAAAAGAGGAAAATACGGAAGTGTTAAGCTCGATCTTCTCTGCCGGCGATATGCAGTTTATGGACTCCATCAAAGATAACGAGAAAGATGATAAGTATCTGATCTTGGGCTCTAATTCTTGGATTAAGGGCACCGAAGATTGTGTGGAATATGCTAAAGATAATGAACTTGCATATGAGATTGTGAGTGGTCTACCATATCACGAATTGCTGATAAAGATGTCTACTTCTAAGGGGTTGATTTTCCGCCCTCTTGGTTCTGATACGTGCCCGCGTATTGTAATCGAAGCTAAGCTTTTGGGGTGCGATGTGATTTTGAATGAATATGTTCAACACAAAGACGAAGAGTGGTTTCAAAGTCAAGAAAAAGCCTTTGATTATTTGCGTACGCGGTCAGATATATTTTGGGGTTATTATGCAGGATAAAACATTGGTTTTGATGGGCAATGGCCCGTCACTTAAGGATTTAGATTTTGATATGTTAGAGGGTTTTGACACCTTCGGTTTAAATTCTGCATACCGCGCTTATGAGCGAATGGATTGGTGGCCAACTTATCATGGTTGTTTTGATTACCGGGTAACTGAGTGCCACAAAGACAAATTTATTAACTTAATTGACAATAGCCCCATCGAGCGAATGTTCTATATTATGGATATCAGCCAAAATACAAAGTTGCAACATATCAATATGCAGGAGTATGGTACAACAAACAAGTGGAACCACACGATAGAGGATTATGCCCATTTTCACGACAATGGCAATTCTGGAGCCAATGCATGTTCGGCCGCCGTTTGTATGGGCTATAAGAAGATTATTTTGGTGGGAGTCGACTGCAATTACGTAGAATTTGTTGAGGGCAGTAAAGAAGACGGCCCGGGCCTTGTTATTGAGGAGACACCAGACACTAATCCCAATTATTGGTTTGATGATTACCAACAGGCCGGCGATAAATACAATATTCCCCGCGGCAACGATTTTCACCTGCCAACGTGGAACATGTTTGCATACCGTGCCGCCCACGCCAAGGTGGAAGTTATTAACTGTAGCCCTACTACGACTTTGAGGTGCTTTAAAAGAATGTCCATTGAAAAAGCCATAGAGACGTCAAGATGATTAAGCACTATTCTAGGATCGAGCCCGATAAGCTGCTACATATTATTTGCAGGCCGTCTGAGGATGAGGGCCCACGCGAAGATATTATTCCAGAAGAGCAATATTTGCAGTTAGCAATTTTGAATTATGAGAAAGGTAAAACTTTTAATGCTCACAAGCATATTTTTAAGAATGTACCCAAACAAACTATAGCCCAAGAATCGTGGGTAGTCATGAGCGGCAAAGTGAGGGCATATCTTTATGACTTGAATGATGAAATCATAGCCATAGAAGATTTAGAGGCCGGCGATGTGTCGATCACGTTATTCGGTGGCCATAATTACGAGATCGTCGAAGAAGGCACCCGCGTATTAGAATATAAGACCGGCCCCTATTACGGCCAAGCTGAAGACAAGGTATTTTTAGATGGTTAAAATCAATATGGGCTGCGGCTGGCGCAACTTTGGGCCTGACTGGTTCCACATTGATGGCGGCAACTACAAACACTTAGATTATAAATCAATTACAGATTTGGAATTTGCTGACAACACTGTAGATCTTATTTACGCCTCTCACGTGTTGGAATATTTTAATCGACAAGAGGCATGTATGTTATTGGGAGAGTGGCGCCGGACCCTTAAACCAAATGGTCTTTTACGTATAGCGGTACCAGACTTTGCTGAATTGAGCCGGCTTTATCAAGAAAAAGAAATTAGACTTGAAAACGTTTTAGGACCCCTGTATGGTGCAATGCAAATGAGCGAAGAAACAATATATCACAAGACAACTTACGATCTTGAGAATTTGAGTATATTTTTGATGCAAAACGGATTTTATGGCACCAAGAGATATGACTGGCGCCTCACAGAACATGCCCAGTTTGATGACCATTCACAGGCGTATTTCCCCCATATGGACAAAGAGAACGGAGTGCTCATAAGCCTTAACGTGGAGTGTCAAAAGATATCATGAGCTTTCAGGCAGTAGAAAACTTTGAAAGGCAAGTAGCGACCTTCTTTGGCGCCCCACACGCAGTAGCCACAGATTGCTGTACCCACGCAATTGAGTTGTGTTTGCGAGACCAAAATACACAATGGTATAGCACCCCAAAGCGAACATATATATCGGTACCGTTTCTTGCTAAGAAATTAAATATTGATTTTGACTGGCGCGATGAAGACTGGGCTGACTTTTATTATCTTGGGGGTACAAATATTGTCGATGCCGCGGTATTATGGAAGAAAGACTCGTATTTGCCTGATACATTTATGTGCTTGAGTTTTCAATTTAGAAAACATCTTAGCCTAGGCCGCGGCGGCATGATCCTCACCGACAGCAGCAAAGCGGCCACCCGACTGAGAAAAATGGCCTACGACGGCAGAGACCCGATCGCGCCATGGCGAGAACAGAATATTGAAACAATGGGCTACCATTATTACATGACACCAGAGATTGCTGAATTGGGAACAAAGAAGCTCCCCGATGCAATCAAAACAGAACCGAAGCAGTGGGTTGTTTCGGATTGGCCAGATTTAACACAGATGGAGATTTTTAAATGACCAAGAAAGCTTTGATTACCGGTATCGCCGGTCAAGACGGCAGCTATTTAACCGAATACCTTTTATCCTTGGGATATGAGGTCCACGGCATTATTCGCCGTCACTCTGTAGCAGAAAACCAGAACCACAGATTACACAAGTTAAATTTGAACGAAAATGTTCACACTTATTACGGGGATTTGTTGGATTATCCCTCTCTCATGCGAATTGTCAACGAAGTCAACCCCGATGAAATTTATAATTTAGGCGCCATGAGTCACGTCCGGATTAGCTATGACATGCCCTCCTTCACCATTCAAACGAATGCGTTGGGCGTATTGAACATGCTCGAAGTATATCGCACGTCTACACCAGATGCTAAATTTTATCAAGCTAGTTCCTCAGAGATGTTTGGAAATTCGGTTGATGATGATGGCAGCCAGCGCTTAACTACACCGATGAACCCGGTTAGTCCTTATGGCTGCGCCAAAGTGATGGGATATAACCTCGTTCGGCATTACCGACATGCATATAAACTACATGCATGTAATGGAATCCTGTTCAACCATGAGTCTCCCCGACGAGGCTCCAACTTTGTCACTAACAAAGTCGTGAAAGGCGCCGTCGCAATTCAGAAAGGGCTACAAGACAAGCTTGAATTAGGAAACATGGACTCTTATAGAGATTGGGGACATTCGAAAGATTATGTTCGCGCAATGCACATGATCGTGAACCACGATGAGGCAGATGAGTTCATTGTGGCCACCGGTGAAACTCACTCTGTGCGAGATTTGTGTGAGACAGTTTTCAACAAGCTTAATATGAATTATGAGGACTATATTGTCCAGAATCCAAAGTATATGCGACCAGAAGAGTTAAAATACCTCAAGGGAGACCCTTCCAAGTCGCACGAGGTATTAGGCTGGAAGCCTGAATATACTTTTGAATCTATGCTAGAGGAAATGATTGAGAGATGGCAGAGAGAACTGTAATTAAATATAAGCCCGGCGACTTAGTTCGCTGGCATGAACGATACGCAGATGGGTTTATGCTGAGAGATGTGGGCGACGGTGTCGTGGTTGAGAAAAGGGATTTCAACTTAGCTTGGATGGGCCGCCCGTATGCTAACTACACAGTTTATCGTACAAAACACAGCGACACGATGATATTTGAAGAAGTAGAATTAGAGCCTTTTACTCGCGCCACTCACCCAGTACAGATAAAATTATGGGAGCCTACAGATGACTAAAAGATTTTGCGTATTGCAGGTGACACCTATTGCACCCAACCCGGAGCATGTCGAGTTGTTTGCTAAACAGGAAGATTGCGACTTTTTCTTTGTTACGCACGATGGACCCAACAAAGACGCTCTTAAATTCTGCCCGAACACAACATGGACTGATACACGCAATATCCTTGCAGCACAGGTCCCAAAACATTATGAATACTATGCGTTTGTGGATTATGACTACAATTTTAGACCGCTTGGAGAACTAAACCCAAGAGAACAAATATTACAAGACTTGCAGACCTATGAGCCGGCCGTGTTGACATATTATCCCGGCAATGGGATGATAACACCATTTGCCCAAAATATTGAATATCGCGACAGCAAGAGCGCATCTATTCTCCCGTTCAGTCATTGTGGGATGAAAGTGGTACATCATAGCTTGATGAGTTGGTTTTTTCCGATGGTAACGCGCTTTGGCGGCGGAGTAGAAGCATGCCACCTGTTTAACATTCTAGAGATTCCATTCCTAAAAAACGTGGTATGTAGCCACCAAATGGTTTATGACAACGGGAATACAGATGAAGAAGCGCCGCATAATCAAAATGGCGCATGGAATAAATATAGAATGGACGAGATGTGGACTTGGATCCTGCCGGCCTTTAAAAAAATGGGGGTTGTAGCCACTTCCGCACAAGCCCCGAACTTAAGAGATTCTTTGCTGGTCAAAAATGCCTTTATAAATTTAATATTAGGAAGCGGCTTGGGCCCATCTTCGTCCGAAAAGCGCGAAAACTATATGGACACTGAAGCATTAGCGCGATTTTTTGACTTAAGTCATGAAAGGTTTAATAATATAGATTTGAGTCCCGAAAGCCAAATGTCCCCAATTAGCCCTGCTTCGCGTGCTATGGCCGAGGAACACCTCAAAACACTGACATTCAATGATTTTAAGAAACAAACAAACCCATGGCTCGACATTGCTGGCCAAATTAACGAAAAGATAACCAACGAACGCCAACTTGAGGCTAACGAATGTGTAGAAGTATATCAACAGATGGGCCCACATCCTTCGTATTTCCACAATGCGTGCAATACCGACGCATCACTTGCTGAGTACTTAGATGGAGCCAAAGTTGCGTTTGTGGGCCCCGCCCCGTACCTTGGTGGTTCTGGCATGGGCCCCAAAATTGATTCCTACGATGTGGTGGTTAGAATTCAACATGGGATCCCCAACGAAGCAGATTATGGCAGTAGAACCGACATAGTTCAAAGCTGTTTGAATTCTAATTACGGACCCCCCCTAGTCAAACATTTGATGTCGACTCCGCCCGAAGAGCGCCCTAGATTTATTATTTGTAATGATACGGCTAGCCAGCTTAAGCAAGATGGAACGTGGGCTTTTGTTGACGAAATATACGCACAAACTTTCGAAGAATTAAATATTCCCTTTGCCCATTTAAAAAATGAAGACGATACATGGGATCGCTGGGCGTTATATTGGCAAGTATACCCCAAGCAGCACATCGAGAATTTTAACCATAAAAATTACACTCAATATACAGCAAATTTTAATTCTGGCTATGGCGCACTGAACTATTTAATGCGATATCCAATTAAAGAATTGGCTGTTTTCGGTGTTGATTTCTATAACACCGGTATTCCCCAAACTGATGAACAAAAGTATGACAAGTCATATACTGACACCTATGGCAAATCAGGCACCCCTAACGGCCCTGACAAGATCTTGCATGACCAATTATCACAAATGATGCATTGCATTAATGTTTTATTGAAAGATGAGCGTTTTAAACTTGACAGTACGGTTATGAACATGTTATATTCAAATCAAATGGAAGAAAGATTGCAAAAATTTATGAAATTGCCAAAATTTAAGAACGAGACAAGATAGTGGGAATAAAAACAAAATCAGACAGCGATCTTATAAGCGTTTTAGAGAAGGACGGCGTTCCGGTATCTGAGCTTGAAAAGTATGAAAACTGCTCTACTGTCAATTTAGAAGAGTTGCGCGCAGACCTTGGAATGGGGTCGTGGGCTGTCCGCATTGCCTACAATGAACTTTTTGGCGGTGTGGTTATCCAGCAACACCCCGGGGAAGGAAATCGAAAACACTTTCATCATGACGCCGATGAGAACTGGGTTATTCTTGATGGAGAGTGGGAGTGGTGGATCGAAGGCGTTGGAACAAGAACAGTTAGAACGAATGACATCGTAGTTGTGCCAAAGGGTGTTTGGCACAAAATTACTTGTGTTGGTGATTCGCCGGGCGTACGCTATGCCATAACAAGGCCGGACGTGGACCATGTCTATGAAGACGAGTAACCTTAAATATGATTTCAGCGACAAAACAGTTGTAGTGTTCGGCGGAAGCCGCGGAATTGGCAGAGAGACATGTCGCCAGTTCCAAGCTTCCGGCGCCAAGGTATATTGTGCTTCTCGGACTGCCCCGGAACTGGAAGGCGTAGAGCACATATGCTGTGACATTTCCTTCCCATGCGATATCCACAAAGTATTCAATACAGTGGAAAAAGTGGATTTTGTTATAAACGTCGCCGGAACAAATTTGTGTGAACCAATTGAAAATATTGATTTATGGGAATGGGATCGCCTGATGAATACAAACTTGAGATCGTTTTTTATGATTTGCAAAAGAGCAGTTGAGCAAATGAAGACCACCGGCGGCAGGATCGTCAATGTGTCTTCCATCGCCGGCCGCTCAAAGAGCATCGTGAGCGGCGTTCATTACACATCCAGCAAATACGGAATCATTGGACTGACAAAACAGCTGGCAAACGAAGTCTCACAGCACAATATCTTGGTAAATTGTGTGTGCCCAAGTCAAACTTTGACGGAAATGTTGGCTGAATCTATGACTGAAGAGCAATTATACGATTTAGCAGAAAAGATACCAATCCGCCGAATTGCTTCGACTACCGAGCAGGCACTTCCTATTTTGTTTTTATGTTCTGATGGGGCGTCATACATAACTGGCACTGCGCTCGATGTGAACGGAGGACAATTCTAATGAGCCGTGATATAGACATTAATATTTTAATAGCCGTCAGAGGCGGCTCTAAGCGCGTTCCTCGTAAGAATGTGAGGCCCTTCTGTGGCTCTTCTATGTTGGAACTGAAAGTACAACAAGCGATGAGGCTTGAGGATGTCACGGGCGTGGTAGTAACGTCGGATGACGAAGACATGCTGGAGACAGCATATCGTTTAGGTGCCACACCAATGGATAGAGAGCCATATTATGCGACTGACACAGTGCCCATGGGGGATGTATATGTTCACCTTGCATCGTCATTAGACTGTCAAGATGTAATGTGGACGCCGGTAACAAGCCCACTGGTCACCGATCAGACTATGCAAGACTGCATAAATGTTTATAAGCACAGAGGCGACCACGACTCAGTTGTCACCACTAACCTTATTAAAGAATATATGTGGCTCGACAACAAAGCCATCAATTACGACCCCAAGAATCATCCCCGCTCACAAGACTTGCCGAACATTTATGCACTTAACTTTGCAGTAAACATCTTACCACGAGAGTTGATGATCAAAAACAAGAACATCTTAGGTGACAACTTTTATGCGTATATGTTGGATGAAGTCGAAGCCATCGACGTTGATACCGAATATGAGTTTATGCTGGCAGAATTTTTATACGAGAAAATGAGGAAAGAATGATTAAAAAAACCACACACATGCTGCGACCCAAACAATATGAGAAGTATTTTACGCCAGAGCAGATTCGCGTTAAGACGCAAGAGTGCTTAGACACATCAAAAGAGTGGCGCTGGGATGCCGCCAATCATCCTGAAGAAATGTACCAAACCTTTCGAAAACAAATCAAGGGCATGTCAATGATTCTGGATGAGTTAGTATTTTTTGATGTGGGCGCCGCCGAAGGCTGTTATTCTTGTTCAGTTATAGAGTTTTGCCATAAGGCTACCATCGTGGCCTTCGAGCCCGACCGCCCCCGAAATGAAAGATTCAAACAGAACGCAGACTTTTATATTGAACACTTTCAGAGAGATAAAGATAAGATAAACATTGATATTTATGAATCAGTTTTATCAGATACAACAGGGCAGAAAATTGATCTGCGACATTACATGTGTCCAGATACCCAAGGCGGAGCCGGTAGCAGCCGATGCGGTGGTATTGAACTTCCAAATCGCCATGCAGTGGATATTTCTTATGCCTCTACTACTTTAGATGATTATATAAAAGATTATGCAAAAGTAGATGTGGTAAAGATTGACGTTGAGGGCGCTGAGGCTGCGGTGATGCGCGGCGCCCAAAAGTTTTTAGAAAAATTTAAGCCTACTATCTTCTTAGAAGTTCATGTTGATAAATCATTTGGTGGTGTAACATTTAAAGACGTGTGGGATATAGTTTCAAAATATAATGTAGATTATGATCCGAGACTGATTAAGGCTTTCGACGGTCTCATCGAATATCACGTCTTTATACCGCGAAAAATCGAGCGAGGACAATAAATGAAAAATATGAAAGTCTTTATCGTCACATATAGACGCACTGATATATTAAACAAAACTTTAGATACATTATTTAACAAAACAGATTTTGCAAATATTCCTGATACCGAAGTAAACGTTATCAATAACCATTCTGAATTTCACTTAGATGAGCAATTTGTCGATAAAGTCAATGTAATACATAACAGCACTCGACCCGACTGGGACACTGGCAATCTGGCGAGAAACTGGAACGAAGCCCTTTTACATGGTTTTAAAGACTTAAACAATCCTGATACTAAAATTGTTGCTACAATGCAAAATGACATAGTTCTTAGTTCTAACTGGGCTACCAACTTGTTGAAAATGCACAAGAAATATACATTCATCACCGGCCAGCTAGGAGACAATATAGTAAGTTATCGACCCGAAGCAGTCAAGAAGATTGGTATGTGGGACGAACGTTTTGTTACGCCGGCCAACAAAGAAGCAGATTACTACATCAGAGCACTCATTCACAATAAAGATAAGTCCTTAATAAATGACAGGGTTCATGGTAGACTATTAAATGAGAAGGATGCTTTGGAGTTAGATACCTCTGAATATCAAGGTGGAGAGGCCACGTGGCGAGAGATGAAGAGTAACGATAATGCTAAGGAAGGTTGGTATCACACATCCCAGATATTTTATTGGAAATGGAAAGACACGTGGAAGGAGCAGCCAAGTTATTATGGTTGGCTTACTCGCTGGTCAAAAGATTTTGTAGATAACCCGCCCAGTCCACCACACGTGCCAAGCTTTGTGCAGTATTATTATTTTGAAAAGGATATCGAATTGAAGGACAAGAATTATGTAGGCTGGCGCCCGGGCGACTATTGGCTTGATGCCAACAAGTGTTCTGATATCGATGTTCACCCGTTTAAGAGTGGAGAAAAATTTAGAAATGATTAAATTAGTTGTATTTGATTTAGATGGCGTGTTAGTCGACGCACGCGAGTTGCATTACGAGGCTTTGAACGAGGCTTTGGGTGATGTCGACGAAAAGTATGTAATTGGAAGAGAGGAGCACCTTTCTACATTTGATGGGCTATCAACTACGAAAAAGCTTCAAATGTTAACAAAAACTAGACACCTGCCAAAAGACCTTCACAATGCAGTGTGGAAACTAAAACAAAAAAAGACAACTGAGATAATTGATAATTTTACAATTGATCGCAGAATCGTTCAACTGCTGAAGAAACTAAAGTCGGAGGGGTATACACTGGCATGCGCCACAAACTCAATTAGAGAAACAGCGAAACTGCAGCTAATTCGGCGCGGCTTTTTTGAACATCTTGACTTTATGTATTCTAACCAAGATGTAAGCAAACCAAAACCAAGCGCTGAAATATACATGCGCTGTATGTTGCGAGTCGGAGTAGAGCCCGACGAGACTTTAATTGTGGAAGATTCCCACCACGGCCGCAAGGCTGCCCTTCGCAGCGGCGCACATTTGTGCGGGGTGAAAAACAGCAGTGATGTTACATATGAGAAGATCAAGAGTACAATTAAAAAAGCAGACGGACAAGAAAACACAAGACCCAAATGGCAAGGAGGTGGTATGAACGTTTTAATCCCCATGGCTGGCGCCGGCTCACGCTTTCAAAAAGCCGGATATACCTTTCCCAAACCCCTTATCGAGGTGAACGGAAAGCCAATGATTCAAGTTGTCGTTGAAAATTTAAATATTGATGCACGACACATCTTCGTGGTTCAAAAATCACACTATGAAGAATATAACCTAAAGCACCTGTTGGGCCTCATTTCCCCCGGTTGTGAGATTATACAGGTCGACGGTATGACCGAGGGCGCTGCGTGTACCACGCTTCTTGCCAAAGAGTTTATTGACAACGACGAACCCTTGCTGTATGCGAATTCAGATCAGTTTTTAGACTGGGACAGCAACGAATTCATGTATGCGATGGAAGCTGACGAAGTTGACGGAGGCATGCTCACGTTTACAGCGACTCACCCCAAGTGGAGTTTTGCAAAGCTTGGTTCCGAAGGGTTCGTCACAGAGGTGGCTGAGAAGAAGCCTATTAGTGATATTGCTACAACGGGCATTTACTACTGGAAACATGGTTCTGATTATGTAAAGTATGCCGAGCAGATGATAGCCAACAACAATAGAGTTAACAATGAGTTTTATGTGTGCCCCGTTTTCAACGAGGCTGTGAATGATGGCAAGAAGATCAAAACTTTCCACTTTGATGGTATGTGGGGCATCGGAACACCCGAAGACTTGGATTACTTTAACAAATTTCATGAGAAGTAGATGGATCTTAAAGAACTAGAAATCATCGATACATCACAGAACCTATACGATTGCTTTAATGGGTTTATCTTGAGTCCCGATACAAAGGTGTTTGGCAAGCTTTTAGCCAGAACTTTGTTGGCCCAACAGGTAAAAGACCTCCCGGGCGACATTGTTGAGTGCGGAGTCTTCAAAGGCACTGGAATGCTTACTTTTCTCAAGCTTAAGCGGTTTTTATGCCCAAATAGCGGCAAAAAGGTGGTTGGATTTGACTTTTTTGACTCTGAAAAGCTTGTAGAAAGCCTCTCTGGAATCGACAAAGAGGCGATGAATACCCTGTTTAACCAACGAAATTACAAGCATTCAGACAATCATGCCGAGTTGTTTGGCAATTTTGTTAAGCAGTGTGGCTTTGAAGAGCACGAATTTGACCTTGTGCCCGGCGATATCACCGAAACAGCTGCAAAATATGTTGCTGAACGCCCCGGATTTAGAATTTCGATGCTTTATGTCGATTTAGACGTAGACATTCCCACCTATGAGGCACTTAAAGCGATGTGGGCTCGAGTTGTAAAGGGTGGCATTGTTGTGTTTGATGAATATGCCTTTCACAAATGGTCGGAATCAGCCGGCGCTGACCGTTTTTTTGCCGATAAAGACGTAGAAATCAAGACTTTGAATTATATCTGTCCGACAGCATACGTGGTGAAGAAGTGATTTTAATAGCACACAGAGGAAATATCAACGGACCCAACATAGAAATGGAAAATAATCCAGAATATGTTGACAAAGCTATTGATAGTGGTTATAATGTAGAGGTGGATATAAGAGGCACCTTTGCAGATGGATTATATCTTGGCCATGACGAAGCACGGTACGAGGTTTCACCAGATTGGATTTTTGAGCGCTCTCAATATTTATGGATGCACACCAAAGATATCCAATCCTTCTATACCTTTTCCCAGCAAACCACAGCATGCAACGCCTTTTGGCACCAAACAGATTATTACACCCTTACAACAGCCGGGTTTATTTGGTCCTATCCGGGCAGTATCTTGACACCGCGGTCAATTTGCGTTATGCCTGAAATTAGTCATATTAAATACACAGAACATGATCTACAGCTTTGTGCAGGGATATGTTCTGATTACGTGAGCAACCATAAATGAAATTCGCATGGCAGCAAATCCCTTCCCCAGTAGTATCAGAGTTACTTTGCAACACCTCTGCCGCTGGGATTGTAATAGATACCGAACATGGCTTTTTTAATAATGAAACTTTATATTCGTGTATACAAGTTATAGAAGGTTGCGGTAAATTGTGCTATGTGCGCTTAACCGAACCAAGCAAAACTCTCGCCCGCGCCTGCCTTGATGCCGGCGCCGACGGGATCATTTTTTCAACTGTTGAAACTGAAGAGCAATGTCAAAAGATTAATGAAATTTGCAAGTTCCCTCATTACGGGGGCAAGCGAGGCTTGGGCCTCGTGAGGCAAAATAGATGGGGCATTGCCCCCCTAATCACATACCCACCGCGCATTATCGCACAGGTAGAGACTAAAGCCGGCATTGATAATATCAAAAAGATATTCTCATATGATTTTGATTATTATATGATTGGGCCGTATGATCTAAGCGCAAGTCTGGGAGACCCCGGCAATTTTGACAATAAGGAATACTTAGATGCTCTGCATGCGGTAAAAAAAGTTGTTCCGATACACCAGATGGCTGTTCACATTCCCACTGACGTGAAGAATCAGCTTAAAAAATACCAAGGATATGGTATTATAGCAGTAGGAATGGATACAACAGGATTACTAGAGTTTTACAAGGAGATAACTTAAGTGCTTAATTTTGAAAATATTGGAGAAAAGTTCGTACAAATCGTACACACTCCAGAATGGGAAGCGTTACAAGCCCAGTATAATGAGTGTGACGATATATATGTTCTAGGCCATGGCGGCAATATGGCTGTAGCCGATCATGCTGCCGTTGATATGACGCGTTTATCTAATGGCACCAAGAATGCTATGTGCCCCGCTAGCGGAGTAGTGGCCACATCCTTCATTAATGATACGAGCTTTGAGCAGTGGATGGTTAATTGGCTGTCTTGTCGAACCGCAACTCGCACCAAGTCGCAAATGAAGAAGTCCTTGGTTTTGGGAGTCTCGTCTTCTGGCACCTCCGTGGACATTCTCAAGGCACTGCAGTGGGCCTCTTCAAATGGGATGCAAATTGCAATGATTACCTCAAAGGATATCCCTCTGGAGATTGATAAGCTTACCAAAGTTATCCTTGGCGCCGACTACTACCACACTGCGGAGGTGCTCACGCTACTTCTAACATACCAACTAACTCATGGTTCTGGGAATGTTTGCCCGCCCATTGGCGAAAACAGCCCGGAGGCCCTTAAGAAGCTGAATTGGAAGGGTGGTAAAATTAGAGAACACAGTTACCCGGATGAACAGATTAATATTGGCATTGATTTTGACGGCGTTATCCACAAGAACTCTAGGGGCTATTATGATGGGACAATTTATGATGAGCCCATTGAAGGTTCATATGATGCGCTCAAGAAGCTGTCACAGGAGCATACTATAATCATTTATAGTTGCAAAGCAAAGCCGGATAGAGGCCTGATTAACGGAAAAACCGGAACAGCGCTTATTTGGGAGTGGCTCAAGAAGCATAATATGGCACAATTCGTCAGCAAAGTGACCGCTGAGAAGCCTCGCGCCAGATACTATATCGATGATAAAGCTATTCGATTTACGGATTGGAAATCAGCATTTGATAAGATAGGTGAGATAGATGGCTAGATGCCTCGTTACCGGACATAAGGGATATATAGGTGCTAAACTTTATAATAAGCTTATAGAGTCGGGCCACGAGGTCCATGGTATCGATATGGCATCACTGGACCCGATTGAAGGTTTAGACATCCGCCGGCATATGTTTTTCAACGGCCGACCATGGCCAAAATGTAAGCCGGAGTATATTTTTCATCTGGCAGCTAAGCCGAGTGTTTCTTGGAGCGTGGAAAACCCTTCTGAATCACTGTCACACAATGTGCTGGGCTCTTCAAGGGTGTTAGAATTTGCTAAGGCAGTCAATGCCCGCCGCGTAATTTTTGCTAGCTCTGCGGCCGTCTATGGGGCTTCAAGCCCCTATGGATTACATAAGATGATGACCGAAGATGAATGCAAACTGTATTCTAAATTGTATGATGTAGACACTGTGTGCCTTCGGTATTTTAATGTATATTCTGCAGATCAAAAGTACGGCGGCCCCTATTCTACAGTCATTTCTGCTTGGATGGATGCTCTTCGCGCTGGCCGCCAACTAAGGATTGATGGCGACGGACTACAAACTAGAGATTTTATTCACGTCGATGATATAATAGCAGCAAATATTTTTTGCATGGAACACGATGAGAATTTTAATGGCGCTAATTACGACGTTGGTACTGGCGTAGAGACAAGTATCGACTATGTTAGACAGCATATCAACCAGCATGTCCGCGCACTATGGTCAGAAGAACCCGAGAGAGAAGGGGATATTAAATTTTCTTGTGCCAAAGTGGAAGCGCTAAAAGAATTGGGGTGGTCTGCCCAAATTGATATTAAAAATGGACTAGAAAGTTGTTTTGGAGGTTAACATGGAAAACACTACTGAAGATTTGAGATTATCCAACCAAGCTCTGGGGGCCATTATGATGGCCCTGCAAGAGTCCTTGCTTAATCAGATAGACATCGTCCCTATTCTCAAGGGCTTTGAACTGGTGAGTACGGAAGACGGCCTGATGGTGAAGAATCCACCGTCAGTCAGATTCTCGGATGAGAGTGAAATTTCTAATAATGATTTAGAAAATATGGTAAAGTAATGCCGCGCTATCGTTATGTGTGTTGCATGTGTGAGGACGAGAAGATCATTTTTCATTTATTTGAAGAAGCGGTTGATTTGAGTTGTCATACCTGCAACACACCAGCCGCACTACAAAGAGCCCTCACATCACCAACATATTTGATACCTGCGGCAGAACAGCAAACAAAAGTAGGAGCTGTCACCGAAGAGTATATCGAGAAGAATAGAGAAATTTTAGAAGAAGAGAAGCGTAAAGCAAAGGAAGAAACATATGAGTAAACTTGAAGTAATATTGTCCGCAGTACTATTTTTTTCAGTCATCTTTAATGTCGGGATTTTTGTATATGCCCGAGCAGCAATCCGGCGTCTGTTAATGGTTTCTGGGGAACTGGGAGACCTGCAAACAATGGTGGATGCTTTTGCAAAACACACAAAATCAGTTTATGAATTAGAAATGTTTTATGGTGACACCACATTAGAGCATCTCTTAAATCACGCAGTTTCTCTCAATGAGCAGTTAGAGACGTTTGAATATGTTTACTCGCTCACAGAGGAAGAACCTATAGAAATGTCTGAAGAAGAACAGAAGGAATTATTTGATGACGCAGAAGAAGATCAAGCGCCGCAGGCGTAGAAGCAAGACCAAAAACTATTATTTTACACAAGTGCACGAAGACGCTATCGTTCAATATGCACGCATTAGATGTATAAAAACGAGAACACAGCTATATGTTGATTATATTCAGCCGGCCTTTGATCAAATGGTGGATAAAATTGTTTTTACTTATAAATTTACGACACTTCCAAACTGCGATTCGCTTAGGGATGAGTGTAAAATTTGGCTCGTTACCATCTTGGACAAGTATGATCCAAACAAGGGCTCGAAAGCCTTTTCATATTTCTCAGTCATAACTAAAAATTGGTTTATTCATAAAGTAAAACAACAGCAGAAACGCAATCGACGCGAAGTAGATTTGGGAAACATTTCTAAGAAATATGAAGAAGAATATTTAGCAACTACCGAGTCTTATCTCTCCAATAGAGTGGAACAAGAATTTTGGGATTCGTTTTATCAAGAGATTCGTTCGTGGGACGAATCACAAATGAAAGATAACGATCTTAAAGTATATAAAGCGATCATGATCTTGTTTGAGTCCAAAGAAGATATAGAAATTTTCAACAAAAAAGCTATTTATTTATACCTGCGCGAGATTACTGATCTCAATACCAAACAGATTGTTAACTCTCTTAAGAAATTTCGCAAGAAATATTCTAATTTTAGGCAGGATTGGGAAAACGGCTCGCTATGAAAACAAAAGAAATGGATAATTTGATGACCGAAGCCTTGGATAATATCCGAGATGATAGGAAATTGGCTCGTGAATTTTTAAACGAGATTGCGAACCAGATAGCAGCTGATTCTGAACAAAATAAGTACCTTAGTCCCGTAGCTGCCAAGCATATTGAAACAATGCAACGGTCGAACGAACAGCTTGTAAAGCTCATCGGCCTGCGCCAGAAGCGCCGTGTTGAGACGTCGGAACTATCAGATGGCGACAAAGACAGCATATTTGATATGATTCAGGGAACAGCGGACGATGGGCAGTAAAACAGCCCTAAGAGGCAAAGATCTATACGGACCCAAAGAGTATGCAGAAGGCTCTTTTCATATGAAAAGTGGCAAAAACATTTTTAAGAAAAAGAAGAAATTTGCCGTCAAGCTTTTGTCAGATCCAGTAGCATACTCAGGCCCCGCAACTGCTGCCGATGACCCAGAAGATCTGCAAAATAGCGGCATAGATTCCAAATATGTATTTATGGGTCGTATTACGGAGCTAAAAATGACGCACAACCAACTGTGCGAAGACCCGTGCGACGAAAGTACAGCCCCATCACCCGGCGCCAATAACGGTGTTGTGTGCCTGCATACCAAAATAACGTTAACAAAAGCCGGCGCCCTGCCGTCTTTTAAGGCGGGAGACGTTATTATTTGCAAGTTCCGCGCTGGAGATAACGGAACGATGTATGATCTACAAAATGCAGATTTTGTGAGAATTAAAGACTCGTTTGAGGATAAGAAAAGTGTATCTGAAACATGCGAAAACATATCAAAGATGTTCGCGAGTACAAATTTTGGCTCCTTGGGTCGCATGATCCCAGCAGGCGCCCATGCGATCGGCTCAGCTTTTGGTGGCACCGCCGGCGGCGGGGGCGCCCCAATGCTCACTTCCGCCCAATCTTGCGGCGACACAGAACCCGCACCTGCGGATTGGGCTGAGACCACACTCTATCATGTTATTTCAAAGAAAGGAAAATCTAAAAAGTATACTGATGTTATCGCTATTGATGGCGGCTCCATAGGCATCGCCCATTGGGCAGACTCAGGACTTCACTCACTATATAAAGCCATGGGTGATACTGTGTCTCAGAAGTATTTTGGCAGAAGTGTGTCGCAGTTAAGAAGCTTCACAAAGCAGAAAAATAACTGTAAAGGTACGACGCCAATGGGCGAAAATGATAATGGCACCGGCTGTTATTCAACCGGCTGGTGGAAAAGCGGAATGCAGAAATTCACAGCAAGCCCAGAGTCCAAGCGTATCCAAACAGCAACGTGGATGAGTTCCAAGGCCGGCCCCGGATCTGAAAAAGCCAAGGCTCACGGCTGGGTAACCGGCCGACAATTTGCAATCGCCGCCGGAATTAGCAACAGTTTGGGCGTTGAGGGTTTCACAAAGCTAGCTGGAATGGCCGGCTGGGATGCAGAAAAAACATTGCTTGGATATGTGAAGGGCATCAGCATGCCCAAGGAGACCCAAGCATCGCGCAAGTTCCCTGCAATGAAGAAGCACTGGCAGCGACGAGCAAACGTTATCAATTCTACTTGGCCATGCAAGAACGTAGTATCATCAACCCCAGCCGTCGCGACAGCTGCCACTGGTTCAGCAACCGGCACCACACCTAGCGCCACGGAAGGAGTTTGAGACAGAATATGTCCACCAACCGTTCCAATTTTGAGGCATGGGCAAAATTTTCCAATGCACAAGACAACAAACAAAATGAGAATTCATTCAAAGTTCAGGTGATCGACAAACCAATTGCGATTTCAGGCCCTGCCACCACTACTGATGATCCAGAGACCCTTAATAAAGCTGGCATAGATTCAAAGTGGCAGTTCATGGGCCGAATCTTAGATAAGAAAATGCCACATGAAGTTTTTTTGGAAAACGTATGCGATAGCAGTACCTCTGATAAATCAACTGGCCTAACCTGCCTTCACTCAATCGTGACTGTTTCTAAGGCCGGCGCAATGCCAGCCTTCACGGCGGGCGATATCGTAGAAATATCTTGTGACGCCGCGGCCAGCGATGTAGCTCAATATGATCTTCAAGCTGTTGATTTCGAAAGAGTGATTGAGATATTTACAGAACCAAGTAAAGCTGGTACCGATATCACTTGTGCGGATGTTAAAACTGTCGCTAACGGTAAAATAGCAGCAAACTTTGGTGAAATAGGCTCCATGATGGGTGCTACCACAGTCGGCGCCGCAGCCGGCAATGGCCCGGGCCAAAAGGCTGTCTATATTGGAGGAGGGAACAACACTCCCGTTACTAATGGAAAATTGTCTGATGCTGGCCTCATTACTGCCGCAACCCAAGGATATTTGACAGGTCACCCCCGCGTCTTGACAGACATAGCGCCAGAATGGGATTCAATGGCAGCAGCCTTTGCTGCTCATTTTTCCGATAAAGGGTGGAAGTTGGCCGGTAGTGGCGATAGAACTTATCAAACACAAGTTAAGCTTAGGGCATCATGGTGCGCCAAAGGATCTTGCGGAAAAGCTTCGAAGCCCGGCTATTCAAATCACGGCTGGGGCGCTGCTGTTGATACCCACTATTATGATGGAAATGGTAAAAAGAAGTCCCTTTCTTTTAGCGGGGAAGCTTATAAATGGCTTTTTGATAATGCATCCACATATAATTGGGAGCATCCATACTGGGCCCAAAAGCCCAGCGTTAGCGCTGAGCTTGGTCGTCCTTGTGTCGCCCCACCTAAAAAGAAGTGCGGCTCAAACATTGAGGTATGGCACTGGGAATCTACACGCATCAGTTCACTTCTTCGTAAAGGCGCCGCAGCCCACGCGGAAGCAGTCGCTGCTGCTGCCGCGTCTACTCCGCAAGATCCGCCACCAGAAGCTGGAGATGGCGCCACAGAGCCAGAAACAGAGACAACATAACTGCTGGTAAAATTTTGCTATTGATATAATTATAAGGTGGAGAAAACGTATGTCATTGACAAACAGAGAAGCATTGCAAACGTTAATTGCTACGCAAAATGAAGAAGTTGACGAGAAAGACTCTAGTGTTTTCCAAAACGACAATTCGTTTAGGTTCAAAGTAATGTCAAGCCCTGCGCCATACTCAGGCCCAGCCACCGCCAATCAAGATCCCGAATTGCTAAACCAAACCAACATAGACTCTAAATATTTATTTACAGGAAGAATACTTAACCCCGGCATGCCACATCAAAAATTCTTAGAAGACCCGTGTAACGAATCAGTATCGCCCGATGCCGGCGCTGGCTCTAGATTATATGCGCTGCATACAAAAGTGCGATTTAGTAAAGCGGGCGAAATGCCCCAGTTCCAGCCCGGCGATATTATTGAGAGCGAGATGCTTGCCGGAGGCCTAACAAACCTTTACGACTTACAGTTTTGCGATATGACCGGCGTAAAAGATATTTTCCAGAACCAGCAAATTAGTAAAGCCGGCGCCTGCGCCAAATTGGGCAACCTTTTTGGAGGAGGCGGAGCCCCCGGCTTTATAGGCAACGTGGCCGGCCTCCCCCTAACTGCATCAGACAAGCTTGCACAAACGGCTGAAGAGCCTAAGCTGATCACCATATTGCGAAACAAGGGATATAAAGTATATGAAGATGGGACGATTAACTCTATCGGGGTTCGCTCATCGAATAGAGTGCCAGACTCCTTTGATGATGTTATGCATCTTATATGGTTTAAGGACGGCATGTGGAACGATATAGGCTTTCAAATTACGACCGATCCCGGATTGTCGATTATTAATCGAACTGCTGCTAAAGAGTATCTTAATGCAAAAGGAGCCGCCCAGCTTAAAGAGGGCCAATATGTGGATGCGTATATTTTTGGCAAGCATTCGGGAAAGCCCGGCCTGCAGCAAGTTGGTGAAGTGACAGTTTATCGTGACAACAACGCTGATGCAGTTTTAGATTGGGAATCATCCGGTGGAGGAGAGGATACCGGTAAGCGCTTCGGCATCAATATTCACAGATCAGGCAAAAACAGCCAGCAAGTCAGTACTTGGTCCGCCGGCTGCCAAGTTTTCCAGAAAAATTCTGACTTTGAAAAAGCGTGGGGTATCTGGAAGTCCACCGGTCAAACGCGAGTTACATACACACTATTGTTGTGGTCAGATTTAACCGGCACCAGCAACGCTGTCGTTTCAGCAGAGCGTCCATGGGACACAGAGAATCGAGATAGTTGGGTAGCCGCCGGCGATCCGCCCGAGACCGATCCCACATATGGCGTCGAGGGTGTAGATTGGGGCTACACAAGTTAAGACATATAAGATAGGATATTAATATGGCAAGGAAGATTAAATTTGGAGATTTCCTTAAGGGGAATAAGGATACCGAGTGCGAAACCGTACAAGAGATGATAGACCGCGGCGTCGATGTGAGAGCAGCCCCGCCAAATTCGGGCTTGTTCAACACCCCGGTTTGTCGTGTCCCGTTTACCTATAACAAGCCCAGAGGTGCATCTGTTCTGTCTAATCAGGGCGCTTATATTGTATTCGGGCAAGTTCCAGCCGCCGGCATCGCGGGAAACTATGGCGCCCGCGGCATACCCGCAGACTCTATCGACTTGGTAGTTGGAAGACACTCATCTTCTCACAGAGGAAAAGGCCCAAAAGCCAAGTCTGCCATAGATAACAACTTCGCTACGGATGCTGCAAGAATCTATATTAGCCGCTTGTGTGATATTGATCTTGCCCTCGGACTTGATTCCGGCATATGGAGCCAAAACATGGGCCGCGGCGCCATCGCAAGGTCGGGCGTTGGGATTAAAGCAGATGGAGTTAGAATTGTCGGGAGAGAAGGTGTAAAGATCGTCACCGGCAAGATGCGCAACGCCAAGTTTGGCCTTTCAGGAGAAACAAACTCATTAGGTGGCAAGATTAGCAATTCCGCACCCATCCAATTGGTTGCCGGCAACGATATGAGTAATGTTCAAGGCGTAGCCCGCGGAGAGAACACTGTAGAGTGTTTAAGAGAGTTAACCGAGATAATTGGAGAGATTTGGAGCGCATGCTTCAATTTGGGGATCACCCAAGCCGGCTTAGAAGGGGTACTCGGGGTTACACCGATCCCGTGGCATGCATCTGCTATGCCAGTATCTATGCAACAAAAGTTTACCGGCGTCCTTGCATCCCTCTACCAGACTAGAACGACTCTTCAGTTTTGGAATTTTAACTACTTACAATCTCCTGAGAAAAAGTATATTGTAAGTAGAAATGTATTAACTAATTAATAAAAGGTAAGACATGTCAGAATCAAAGTTCCTGCCATTTCAGGACGCTAACGGCGACGGTCAAAATGATGACTGCCCAGAAAAATTTGCTGCCACAGAGCCAAAATATTGCCCGGGGTGTGAACCCAATTCTAATGCTTTGGTGCCCAACTGGCGAGAAAAGGACAAGTTTGAATCGTTCTTGAACGAAAAGAATTGTAAGTATCAGATTACAATCACTGCCGCAAAACATATGACCACGGGTACCTTCCCCGGCGCCACAGAAGATGAGGAACAGGCTGCTCTTGATGAAATATTTAAGGAGTATGAAGACGAAGCTATCGAGACACTTCTAGAGACTCACGATAAAGACAACAGCGCTGCGAGTGTTGAGGTGATAAGAGAGGTCATAGAGTATACTGATTACTGGCTCAAGGCCAGACACAAAACACGCCTAAAATTATTGTATTCTGTTCCGTACGACGCTTTGGAAGAGTTGCCCGCCCGAGATTCAGATGAGGACGACGAAGAGGAAGATACAAGTGATATCGTCGTCAGCTTTTCCGCCCATGAAATAGATCCTATGATGTTGAAGGTGCGAAAGGGCCTGAATCTATACAACAGATATCTAAAAGTCTATCGTGCCATCGAGAAAGGAAACTTAAAATTCTCCGATGGGAACAAGATTTTCAATTTAGAGAATTATGGAGACATCGGATGGGGCGGCGATAAAGCAGTCATGTCTAAAATATTACCAGAGCTTGATGGTGTCCTTAATAAATATGGCTACAATATCCCTAACGTAGGTGGATACTTTTCAGAAGTTTTTAATGGCAACAATGCCGTCACAGAGATTACATTCACCTTTGATTATAAATATAAAATCAAAAAGATTGAGTTTTATACGGAAGGCTGCGGAGAGGATAAGCAAACATTCAACAGCAAAGCCAAAGAGCTGCTTTCAAAATCGGCTTGGAAAGACCGAACAGCCATGGCATATTTCACCAAACTTAGAGAGATGGAGGCCGCCCTTACAGCCAGAACTCCGCAACCATGGATCGAATTTTTAACAGAATATACCCATCCTGAGATATACGCAACACAGGATGAAGAAAGTCTTGAGCAAGATGCGCTTGGGTGTGTTCAAGAGGCCCTTCAAGAGGAAGCCAAACAATTGGGCGAAGATATCTTAGACGACGTGTTTAGTATTGGCGATGCTATTGCGTTTAAATTTCACGAACAAATATGCAAGGCTTCTTTAGGTGAGAAATTAGATGAAGATGTTAGGCTTGGTGTTGTGGTCGACCGGTCAATGTCAGACAATCCGCTCACACCTCAACGCGAAAACGAAAAGAACATCTCCGCATTTGCCACTGAGCAAGCCTTCAAAGAATTAAACGCATCTGAAAGCCCGTTTGTCTCCTTGTGCGCCCATGTTGCATCATCGATGCTGCCACCCGGCCCCGTGGCATCTGGAGTTGCCGGCGCCGCTGGCCCTCTTTCTGCAGAGAAGCAGTTGGATATGTTGTGGAAGAATGGGTTTAATGATATTAAAATCTGCGGCCTTTTCGATATTTTAATGGAAGCTATCACATGTTTGTTTTCGGGACTCAGTCTTGAGGAGGTTCTGGCGAAAGTGCTTGAATCTGGCCTTAGAGCTATGTCTATTAACAACTTGGGCGACTTGTTCGTTGGGCTTCCATATGAAAAGCAACAAGAAATTGGAGAATTGGCGAAGAAGAAGATTCAAGACGGGGATGTATTCCCGGAAGGCTCTCTTGCCCAAAACTTATCTGATGGCATCGCCGGCGATATACAACTACCCTCCTTAGCCGATTGGACTAGCCGAATGGCCCAAAAAGAGGCTGATAAAAACAAGCCTGATGCATCCACCAATGTGGGAGCCCCAGTCGCAGACGGTCGTAGAACACTGGCAGTCAATTATGACTCTGGCACTGGAACTGGAACCTTGAGCGTTAATGCTGATGGCGCTCTGGGCCCCGGCTGGGATTCAGCAATTTTAGAAGCCTATATTAAAGCAGTTCTGGAAGTTTATGGTAATGACCTATTATCACTCGCCGATGAGCTAAACCGCTTCCCGGGCGCCCAGCTGATCGCGACCATCATCGCACTTATGGATTGCCCCCGCCCTCCTCTTTTCCAGCCCGGCCTTATGGACTGGATGAATGACATTGAGCTTCCAATATGCAAGAATGTTAACGAGATTAACTGGCCCAAGCTGGTCAATATTAGCGCGTGGTACCCAAAGATTAAAGACTTGCTTTGGATGCTATACCAAGCACTTATGTATGCCATTCAGATGGTGATTATTAAGATTTTGGTTCGTCTCATAGTAAAACTGTGTGAATTGCTCGGAAATGCGATTTGTAATGCACTGGGTACTGTTGGCGATATCGCCGCCTCGTTACCGGACTTGTTGTCTGGCCGCGACAACTTGAGCAACGTTATCAAAGACTCAATTTGTGGCCCAGACGCAGACCAAGATCAGGTTGATGACACGATCGCAGAAATGGTTGCACAGCTTGGAGTGGGCGGCGCCGCCCTCGCCGACAGAGAGGCCTCACTCCAATTCGCCCAAGGAATATCAATGTCCCTTACCAATGCTGAGCTTACACAAGCTCTGCTCGGTGAAGCCACTAGTGACACACTCACAATCATTGATAGTTATATAGAATATGAGACCTCACCAGCCTTTCGCGAAGCGCTTCCAAACAAAGAGGCAATTGGCAGCTTTATGAGTAATATGGGTGTCTTGTTTCCGGCGTCTTTTAGGGCTTCATTACGAGACCAATTAGAATCAATGCCTGATGATATGCCGGCACATCCTTCAATCTGTGCAGACCCAGCCAAACTGGCAGAATTCCAAGAGCTTCAGTGCGCCTACCTCGAAGGCCGCGCTTCCCCAGCGCAGTGTGAGAAGATGCACAGTAGCGTGAAAGAGCAGATGCTGGATGACTTAGGGGACCTTAGTACAGTCCTTCAGGCTATCTCATCTCCAGAAGCCCTTGAACAATACCTCGGCGAACAAATGCCCCCAACTTATTCCGATCCGGGATGCGACAATGGCCTTCTTCCATATGAACCCGCAGTTACGACTGCCACAGTTACCGCTGGCCTTGGGAATGTTTTAGAGCAGTTAAAGGTCGATTACGGCACTGATATGTTGGGCAACGGCCCCGGCCAAGGCAACTGGGGATTAGTCAACATGATGCTTTCAGATACGATGGGTAACCCTCTAACCGCACATATGCGTAAAGCTTCATTCAATCCCATGTATACCGATTATAATGGCGGTTGGAACCCCAAGCTTGAAGAATATGCCCCTATTGCTATATTTGCTGCACCGGTCGCTTTAGCCCTGTTGCCGTGGACAGTCTTATTCCAAAAGGGTGCATTTCCCACAAAGGTGGGCGCATGGCTACAAGATGTCATGACCGATGTCGCAGGTTCAATCTCTGTCGATCCTAATAACGAGTGGAAAGAGGCTTCTTCTTGGACTAAATCATTAGCAGATTTAGATATGGACAGCTTGTTCGGCAATAACCTAGATTTGGTTAACTTGCCGGATATGGGCTACGACATAACAATGAAAGCAATGGTTGACAGCGACGGCGACATGTCGGGGATTGCATTTACTGCCGAAGGCCGAAAAGCCGATGCAGATATATCAGTATCTTTCAGCGATAATGCTGCCGGGATGGCTTCTGGGCCCAACGGCAATCAATCAGTATATGGTTATGGATTTGACATCAAGGCTTATTTCTCGGACTTATATGAGAACGAAGAAGGCCAAATAACTAACAGAAAAAGCGATAACATGAGAATCAAGATTGTAGATCGATACAATATGGGCGCCCGAACCAATATGTCACTTGATGCCGGCGCAGTCGGAGATCCAAATGAGGGCCTCAGTTTTGGCAGCCTAGGCGGCGACCCACCCGAGACCGCCGCCGGCTACGACAATGAAGAAGTGACACAAGATATTGGAGAAGACGCCGTTATTAAATCAACAGTCTTTGAGTTCTTAGCTGTTGATGACACCCTAACAGGAATTAGCGACACGATTGCACAAACTTTAGAGAACTACCCAAGCTTCTTGGCTTCGTTTCAGTCAAAAACTAATTTCACGCCCCAAACAATTTTGTTAGCCGAGATGCTAGAAAACAATGGCCACGATATCCCCAATTCGACAGTTAAGTCGTTAAGATCCGACGTTATGAAGGATTTCTTAGCCAACATTATGTACACTATTGCAGATCCAGATGTGGCAACAAACGAAACGGCTTGGTCCTACGGAGCCCAAATTGATGGCTTAACAGAAGAAGACATCGAATATGGCGTGAAGGAGGGCGGATTCACCCTTTACAGCGACACAGATTATTCCAATACAGACATGGTACTGGGAATGAGTAGGAATCAATATGAGATGGAGCAAGCCGGCACCCCAGAACTTACACGCGTATATTACCTCGATCCTGCAAAATTTGGTGGCAACTATATGAACCCTCCGATTTATATTAAGCCCATAAAACCAATTGGCTGGATGGGCGTTGTGGATGCTTTTTTCCCAGAACTCAGCCCTTGTAAACCTCAGACTACTGACATGATTGACTTTGGGCAGATTCAAGATGAGATGAGCAGAATATATCCCTCTCTGTCTGAAGATGAGCGCCTTAAAAGCGATCCCGATTGCATTTTAGAAGTGCCATATAATAGGATATTAGATCGCTCGGCAAAAGCAGGCCTGTACGGCTTGGTTATAGCAGCAATTCGCATTCACGTGAGTGTTCACATGATTAAAACGCTGCCGACGTTTACTAAGTTCTCTCCCAAATTCCCAGATCTGTTTGGATCCGCATATGCATCTTACATTGTAGAGAACATGGAAGCGGGCTTCTTGGACGCCCAGCCGGCCTTCTGGGAAGTGTTTAACACGTTCAAAGATACTGAGTTTTGGTATGCGTTTTTAGAGACGTGTGTCCAAATGTATAACATGCAAATTGATGCAGGCCTCGTAAACCCATCGCCGGATGTTCTTGAAGCCCTCTTTAGGCTCAATGATTTGCAAGAGGATTTCCTCTATCCCAACAAAGAAGATTTGAAAGTGGCCAAGGCGACCGACGACGCCGGCACGTTTCAGACTTTAGAAAGCTATCGTACGGATAAAAACTTGGAAGCCATTCGAGCTACAGAGGAAGACGCCAAACTTGTTATGAAAGAATTGGTGAAACAGCAGCTTGATTTTATGTCCACGAAGCTTGAAGAGAATTTCGCTAGGCTAAATTTGGCACCCGACGTTGTTGATATGGGCTACTATATTTTAGAGAATATGGTCCGCGGCAGCGAACTTACTCTTAACTCGGCAATAAATCCCGATGGCACGTTTAAGGCTACTTACGGAGGTCTACCTGAAGTGCCTTATGAAGACAATGAAGACGCGTCTGAACCATACTATACTTATGGTGGTGAACTTGTTGTTGAAGAAGACAATGACGATTCTGGATATCAAGTTGGTCAAGAATATATCGGCTACTATCATGTGCATATTGACGAAGATTACGCCAAAGTTTATATGGCCGGTGAATATCACTCCGAAGAAGCACACGACGTTCTGAAGCCGCTAGCTAACATGATTACAGTGCCGATCGGAACCGTTGGCGACTATGGCACCACAGTGGCCATGGGGAGCACAGCGCAACCTTTAATCCTTGAAAAATACATCTCCGTTGATGGCTCCAAATATGCACCGGACATCGCCGCCGAATTAATTGCTGCGAACGATCCCGATACTCTGTTGTCAGAGATTTACCCCGGTACCATGAGCGTAGTGGAGAACGATGACGGTGAAGCTGTTGGGATCGAGGGCAAGTTGGGGGTCCGCTACGGCTTGCGACTACGATTAGATATCGACGGATCCGCCTACACCATGATTAAAACAGAAATCGACGCGCTAGATCTTAAGGTTAGAGACTTCCGAACCCTAACAGGAAACAGCAAGAACCTCTTGTGTCTCATCAACACAATGAAAGAAAGCGATGAGTTCCAGTTACTTACACGATACATCTTTGGTTCCGCGCACTTGTTATCAGTTGCGGCGATATACAACGATATGGGGATGCTGCCCTCTATTGGTGAGGTCACTGTAGCCAATGGTGAAACATCGTTCAAAGGAAACCTAGATTATGACTCTTCCACAAAGCCGGGCATGTGGAAAGAGACTAAAGAAGAAGACGGCAAAGTTACGAGTGTCTCCCTGTTCTCCGATGAAGTGGACAACCCGCTTGGAGACAGTAATACCGACGGCGCGTGGGCTTCCAAGAAAGATCGTACGCCCAATTTCTTAGGCGGCATAGGTGTCATGGAGTGGGACAATTGGGATCGAGAATTACTCACCAACTCTAATTCGCGAATTAAAAAGATCTTTAAAGCTTATTATTATTCCCGGGACTTTGATCCTGACCAGATTGGTAAATCAACCGAGGGAGGACCAGCCGCTATCGCCTTTAAGAAGCTTCTTGATGCCCTTCGACCTGCCCCGGGCAGACAGCTTATACCATGGTGGCAGCGCAAGAGACTCAAGAGCAACCCGTTTAATGCTAAAGATGAGTTGTGCGAAAAGAAAGATGTGTGATATTTATAGTAAAGGAATCAAAATATAATGTCAAGTTATGCCCCAGCACTGCCGATAACTCGGGACTCATCAGACGGATTCACAGTCATCCGCGACTTTTCGGCCTTAGTGAAACAAAATTTAAAGATGCTCCTATTGACTATCCCGGGAGAAAGGGTCATGGAACCCGAATACGGCGTTGGATTAAAAACTTTTTTGTTTGAGGCGTTTAATGGAAATACATATAGCCAAATGGATGATGCCATCAGGGCTCAGGTAACAATGTATATGCCCTATATTACTATTGGGGATATAATGTTTAGTGCTGCCGATCAAGATTCTAACATTTTGAATGTTGCGGTGAAGTATTCGATTCCACGAATAGGCTCGACAGATTTATTAGAAATAACTATTTAAAAAATGAGGGTTTTTTATGTCAGATGACCAAAAAAAGATAGTCCCTATCGACTACACACATAGAGAGTTCCAATCAATCCGTAGTGATCTTGTACAAGTAGCGGAAAGGCTTTATCCAGATTCCTTCAGAGATTTTAGCGAAGGTTCGTTTGGGGCCATGATGGTTGATGCTGTCGCATATGTGGCTGACCAGCTAAACTTTTACTTAGACTACAATGTCAATGAGGCGTTTCTGGACACCGCATACCAGTATGATAATATTGTCCGCCACGGCCGCGCACTGGGATATAAAAACCGCGGCCGCCCATCGACCTTCGGAACAGTTTCGATGTATGTTCTAGTGCCTGCTAGTGCGACTGGTATTGGTCCAGATCTCAGGTACACCCCCATTCTCAAGCGGGGAACACGATTTAGCACCACAGGTGGTTTAAACTTTGTTTTGACTGCTAATGTCGATTTCACCAATCCACAAAACGCCATTGTTGCTGCCAGAACCAACACAATTACTGGCGCCCCAACATACTATGCAATTAAAGCGTATGGCAACGTTGTATCGGGCTATTTTACTCGCGAGCAGATTAAAGTTGGAGCTTATGAGAGATTTAAAAAGGTGGGTATTTCCAACCCTAATATGAGCGAGATCATTTCTATTACTGACTCAGAGGGGAATGAATACTATGAAGTAGACTACCTTTCACAAGATATGATTTTTAGAGAAGTGCCAAACATGAATTTCAGGAACGATAATGTTCCATCAATTTTGAAGCCATATCTGGTGTCAAGAAAGTTTGTCGTCGAGCGCGGCCGCTCCAACACCGTTATTCAATTTGGAAGTGGTCAGGCCGCCGGAACTAATATTATAGCTGACCCGGGAGCGGTGGCTATGGATATTTTTGGGAAAGATTATATTACGGACACCACGTTTGATCCCACGCGATTGAGCCAAAATGAAAGCTATGGTGTTGTGCCATCCAACACAACGTTGAATGTGGTTTATCGGATCACGAACCCAGCAAACTCGAATGCCGCAGTGGCCACTTTGAACGAAGTTGGAAACAGCATTTTTGAATTTAGCAACCCACAAGATCTTGATTCGGGCCTTATGGACGAAGTCAGGCAATCGCTTGAGGTCAGCAATGAAGAGCCGATAGTTGGCAATGTTGCTGAATTAACATCTGATGAGATTAAAAGAAAGATTTTTGATACTTTTCCAACTCAAAACAGGGCTGTGACACAGGCGGATTATGAAAATCTTTCGTATCGGATGCCAGAGAAGTACGGCGCTGTAAAAAGATGTTCAGTCCAGCGCGACCCTGATGAACGTAAACGCAACTTGAATATGTATGTTATTTCCATTGATGCGGTCGGGCACCTTACCCTGTGCAATAATACCATTAAAAAGAACTTAAAAACTTGGCTTAATCAGCACAGGATGATCAATGATACAATTGATATTCTAGATGCTTATATCATCAACTTTGGGATTCAATACATTGTGCGCCCGAAAACCGGAGTTGACAAATATGATCTATTGGAGTCCTGTAATGCAGCTCTTCGCAAGAAGTTTCAAACACATGCCTATATTGGCGAACACCTTAGTGTAGTAGAGCTTTATGCCGAATTAAACAAAGTCTCTGGGGTCTTAGAAGTATCTCAAGTGGCAATTATAAACAAAGCCGGCGCCAACTACTCAGCAGTTAGCTTTAATATTAATGATAACACGTCCCCAGACGGCACATATGTTATTGTGCCGAAGAACGCTGTCGTGGAATTAAAATATCCGACTACCGACATTATAGGAAAGGTTAAATAATGGCCATTAAGAGATATAAAGCCACTGCAGACACCACTATTGTCAACGCATTTAAACCAAATTTACAAACACGTGGCACAGGCTCCAATATGGGCATGGCGGATATCATGGAAGTATTTTCGATTTACGGAAGGGCTACATCCGGCTCGCAGGAGCTTTCTCGTGCTTTGGTGAAGTTTCCCACCGCAACTATTTCTTCAGATAGAACAGCCGGCACAATCCCGGGCAGTGGAAGTGTAAGCTTTTACTTGAGGCTCTATGGGGCTAAAACGTCTCGTACTGTACCTCGCGATTTCAAGATGGTTGTGAACCCCATCTTTACAGATTGGCAAGAAGGTGTTGGCTTGGATCTGGATACATATAAGGATGAAACGAAGGGAAATACGGGCGCCAATTGGATGAGTGCCTCAAACACTGCCGGATGGAATTCGGTTTCTGGTGGCGGAGATTGGTTGTCAAGTTCGGCTGACTATCGGTATGAACAAACATTTGAAACCGGTCTAGAAGATCTAGAGATCAATATAACCCCCTTGGTCGAAAGATGGATCAAAGGCGCCGGCGGCGGCGGCATTGCAAACTATGGTGTGGGGGTAAAATTATCTTCGAGCTATGAAGCTCGAGCCACAGCCTCTGTCGGCACCGATCAGAGCGTGCAGAACAACCGCTTAGGCGCTACAAAATCTTACTATACTAAACGATTCTTTGCAAGAGGCTCACAATACTACTTCAAACGCCCCGCTATAGAGGCGCGCTGGAACAGTGTGCGAAATGATGATCGAGGAGATTTCTACTACAGTAGCTCCTTGGCCACTGCAGCAGAAAATATGAATACCTTGTATCTATACAACTACGTGCGAGGAGAATTGAGAAATATCCCGAACGTCGACAATGGCGATCCCATATTTGTCAACATATACTCGGGCTCACTAAACAACTCAGTCCCATCAGGCTCCGCACAGTCACAGATTTTGTACACGCCGGCTACCGGAGGATGGGTATCCAAGGGCATCTATACTTGTTCTGTGTGCTTGGCTGCAACGTCGATCTCCTTGAGCGATGGCACGACGACCGTAGTCAATCCCCTGTTTGATGTATGGTATTCTGGCAGTATACAATACTTTACAGGCGCGATCAAGCCGAATGTGTTAAGCGCCGCCCAGACCGTAGCAAAACCGGTATATTTTATGAACATTACGAATCTCAAGCAAAATTATAGAAGCAACGAGACCGCTAGATTCAATTTATATGTTAGAAACAAGAACTGGGATCCGACCATTTATACGGTTGCCAATAACGACCCAGAGGTGCTTACGATTGCTAGCGCCTCATATCGGGTCTTTCGAATTCTAGATGCATATGAAGCAATCCCATATGGAACAGGCTCTGACATGTGTACCTCACTCTCTCATGATGTATCCGGAAACTATTTTGACTTTGATATGTCTATTTTGCAACCCGGGTATCAGTACGCATTTAAATTCTCCTTCTATGATCCAGCACTGGCATCATGGTCCGAGCAGTCAGAAGTATTCAAGTTCCGAGTAGAAGATTATGAGTATTAAAAAACTTTTTGATTCAACAAACAAAAACAGAAATTATCTCTCCGATACAGACTCTAAGGACGCTTTCTCAGAAGTAGAATCCTCTAGAAACGTCCGCGCAGTTACGAAAAAGCAAGATCACCTAACACCGCAAATAGATTTTTCTGACCCGGCAAATTTTGTCAAATATGGTTCAGCCTATTTATATTATAAATCAGCCATAGAACACATTTATGGTTATTACCCATACGATGGCGCCGCCGCCGAGATTAACGAGTATTATAATAATCTTCTCGGTATCGAAAAATATATTTACAATAACCTCTATCCTAAAACCAACGGATATATCAACCTGTCTGCTAACGGCTGGGGCACTCGGACCGGCGCCATTGATTCTGGTTATGGCATGCCCACGACTGCAGAATACATTAGGCTGTCTGGCGGCCCCCACACATCTTCTTATACAAAACTCGCAGACGCGTTTAATAACCCATCAGACAGCAGGTTCCAGTCATCTAACCTGTATGAAGAAAACGTATATTTGACCGGCGGCCTTCCTTCTAATTATGCCACCGGTTCACGGATATCAAACCTTCAAAGCAACTTTAATAACGGCGTGACCGTAGAATTTTGGCTGAAGAAGGATGGATTTGACACAGCGAAAACAGAAAAAGAAGTCGTCTTTGACATGTGGAACAATAACGCATCTAGTTCTATACACTATGGCCGCCTCCGAGTTGAATTAACTGGCGCCGCCACCGGCTCGCCTTTCTTGGTTACGGTAATGTCTGGAACGTCGGGAGTTTACCAGCAGTCCATCGGACAATCGCTTACAACAGCCTCCTTATCTTCTTACGGGTTCTATTCACTTTCGTTCTACAACAACGGTACAGATTTCATTAGCAAGTTATATGTTGATGGTGCGCTTAACGACACTCACACTCACGCCAGCAACATAAACACACTTAACCCCAAGGGACTACAGGCTACAATCGGTGCACTTATCACGAGCCCCTCCGGTACAAGCGCCCCAGCGTACGCCGGAAAACTAAGCGCATCGATGGATGAGTTTAGGTTCTGGAAAGATACAAGAGATTCTAGCCAAATTGCTCGATATTATAGATCGCAAGTCAGAGGCGGCACAAACACGGATATTTCCAATACCACTCTAGGGGTCTACTTTAAATTTAACGAGGGCATAACGAGCACCTCAAGCATTGACAGCACTGTTCTTGACTACTCTGGGCGCCTTAGTAATGGCTCTTGGACTGGGTATTCTACTACGTCAAGAAATACTGGCTCTATGATTGTTCTCGCCGGCGCCGCCAGCAGCGAATATTTGGATCCAATCGTATACTCTCAAAATCCTCAAGTGGTTTCCCTTCAAAGCACTCTAGAAGCTAAGGGCACATGGTACGACGCCAACAACAATAGCACGTTCATTAATTTGATGCCATCGTGGATTTTAGAAGACGCGGAAAATGCCGATTCTGATGTTAGAATGATTTCTCACATTGTCGCGACTTACTTTGACAAACTTTCGTTGCAGATTGAGGCCATTCCCAAGTTTAAGCACACAACGTATACTAGTGCATCTCATGAAGCGCTCCCCTTTGCACAACATATGCCACAGTCATTAGGCCTATATAGTCCAGAGATTTTTGTAGAATCAGAAGTCATGGAAAAGTTTCTTAATCGATCACAAGATAAACTTTTTCAGAATGATGTAGCAGAAGTAAAGAACTTAATTTATTTGAATCTTTACAATAGTCTTGCTGGAATTTATAAGGCTAAGGGAACCGAAAAAGCAGTTAGGAATGTCTTAAGATGTTTTAATATAGATGATCGCATTATCAAGCTAAAGACTTATACCGACGGCCAAATGTTCAGTCTTAGAAACAATCTAGAACTAACAGTGGCAAACAATTCGTATGTAAACCTGAACAATAATCAGAACTTAGCCGGCGTAGTCTTTCAAAAAGCAGATTCTTCTAATGCTAACTCTCTAGGCTATATTTCAGGGACATATTTAGATAATCGCGAAGACAGATACGGATTTACTGCCGAGGCTAATATAATATTCCCATGGTTTGCCGCTAGCGATGAAATCGTAGATAGAAATTATATAAGCTCTTCATTGTTCGGCATGTGTGAGGCCAACACTTCTTCTGCTGACAATACTGCCTTTTTATCAACAGATAATGCAAACTTCCAAATCCACGCGGTCAGAGATCGAGTTTGGTCTAAGAACGCTTATTTCCGACTGTCATCTTCTAACTCTCCTTTCCCCTTTCCCGAGTTGACAAGTAGTACCTATTTTGATGTTTACGACAACAATCAATGGCATTTTTCTGTCCGATTGAAGCCATCAAACTATCCAATTACTGATATGGTAACTGGCTCCGATACTTTCAATTATATGCTGGAATTTCGTGGTGTTAATGCGGTCAACGAGACTATACAAAACACCTTTAAGCTCACAGCTTCTGTAGATCAGGCCACTGGCGCCAACTTTCTTAAATCCGCCAAGCGCATGTATGCGGGCGCCCAACGAACCAATGTTACTGGGGCGCTTGTCAACCGTAGCGACGCCAATATTACCAACTTGAAGTATTGGTCATCTTACCTAAATGACAACAACTTAGATCAACACCTATATGATATAAACAATGCGGGCATTTCTGGCTCTTACAAGTCATTATCGCCACTTGATCCACTACTGAGACAAGTAGATGCAGTGGGCGCCAACACACTTGGGCTCCATTGGACGTTCGACAATGTTACAGGCTCAGATTCTTCTGGCAATTTCTACTATGTTTCTGATATGAGTTCGGGGTCATCAGAGTTGCGCGACAATTATGGATGGATCGGTGCCATCGGCGGATATCAACACACCGGATATGGATATGGGTTTAAAACTAATAGTTCTGATGTTGTTAAAACTGAGCCTTATAATACCCTTAAGTTTATTGATCCAGAGGCCTCAGTTTCTTCCGAAATGATTAGCATCGTTGGAGAAGAAGAGGTTCTTTATGGGATAGCACAATCTCCTCCCAAGTATTATCATGTGGTTGAAAAAAGCATGTATCAAGCAATCTCCGAGGAGATGTTGACATTCTTCGCCGGCGTTATTGACTTTAACAATGTCATTGGCGAGCCGGTCAATAGATACCGCGGCAGGTATAAGGCCCTAGAGAAACTACGAGAAGTTTTCTTCCGCAAAGTTACTGAGACGTCCAAAGTAGAAAAGTTTATTGAGTATTATAGGTGGCTTGATGATGCCATCGCGATTATTGTGTCACAGTTGATGCCGGCATCCGCAGGGTTTATTGATGACGCATACAATATAGTAGAAAGCCATGTGCTGGAGCGTAATAAATACCGAGCGCAATTTCCAACCATAGAATTCGTGTCACCTGAGCCTGAATTTCCGATTATGGGCATCAACGAGATGCTGTATAATTGGCGGGTCGAACACGCGCCGGCTTCTAATAAGCAAAATGAAGCGGCCAATTGGTGGCTACTGCGAGCAGATCGCCTGCTTAACAAGCAAATTACATCTGGCGACACCGATGTTGATCGCCAGAGAGAGGTCATTCGCGAGACCGCACACAGCGTTAACGCCCAGACATCTTCAGCACTTGTAACCGCGGCAAAAGTAACGTATCAGGGCAGCGTCGATGTTTTACGCACTCTCGCTCGCCCTTACAAATATGCGGTTACCCGTAGCCAAGTATTAAAGGGTGGTGTAAACTTCCAAGATAACAAGAACATAGCTTTTACTTATAACGCACTGCGCCCTGACGGCCCCGTCAATACAGAAGGCGGAGTGTTCGTTCCGCTCAATGTTATGGTAGCATTTACTGATGATTTAGTCAAAGAGCCAGACTCAATAGATAATCTTGAACTGAAGACGAAAACACGCAAATACTTTGGAGTGCAACACGGCCGAGATTACCAAGACGGTTTTGGGTATTCTAACGTTAAGTCGTCCTATGCCTTCCCCTTTAATATTCTTAGCTCATCGGTCGTGTCCGGTTACAACAAACAAGTTGTAGACAAGGTTAGCGGCAATATTGAAATTACAAACGTTCACAATGATGTATACGGCGAGGACATGGAAGTCCCCCTGCAGGGCCCATTCTCCAGTTATGCTGTGGGCGGCCACCAATCTCGACATGTGGCGATTAACAAGGGTACTGACACCTATCTAAATCGCCCAGAAGCGTGGAAAATTCTTCTTGATACTTGCACCGCAGTTAACGGCGTCGACGGCGGCATCGGCATGACAGGCCCAGATTACCCTTGGCCCGAGTCTAATACAAAGCAGACTACAGTTACTGATGTGACCGGAGATTATCTCAACAATACCAAGGGTATACACTGGCCAGAGGCGCCCGCCCCCGCCGGCAACAACGGTCAATGCTTGGTAATTCCATCAACTTCAGGTTCGATATACCAGCCTGCCGCCTACGATCTTTTGTTCGACAACAACATGACTGGCTCGGGGACATTCCCAACTTGGACCTTTTCGGCGTGGATTAATCCAAGCGCATCTAACGCAGTTCGAACAATTTGGGAAGCAGGTGCCGCCAATGGCAGCGGGGACCCAATCCATACGATAGGGGTAGGCATGCACGAGGAGTTACAATACACTTTCAGATCCTCTCTCAACGCCGGCGCCGGTAATGTGCGCGTGGTCGAATGGGAAACGGCGAATAACGCAATTACCAATGGCTCTTGGCAACACATAGCAGTTTCTCTCACCGGCACGGTAGGCAGCCTTTCCACAACAGCCCTGCCAACTCTCTACGTCAACGGAGTTAGTCAATCTTGGGACGGCGCCACATCGCCGTCTGCTACACCTTATGATCATCTGCCCAACGCCCGGAATTTAAAATCAAATGTTCGTTCCCACGCTGTTTTAGATCTTTACGGCACAGTGATGATCGGCGGTAATATCGGAGCGGCAACCAATAAGGAATATCAAGGCTCAATGGACGAAGTCGCCATATGGAACCGCAAGCTTACCGACTTAGAAGTTGCCCAAGTATATAACAGTGGCTCTCCATGTGTGCTAACGTCGAGCAGTTCCCCCCAATCAGCTTCTCTTGCTGGGTGGTGGCGCCTCGGTGATGCATCTGGTGACGCCATCAACACCGGCGCCACCGCCCCCGATGCTATTTCCGGAGCGAACGTTATTTATGATCTGATTAGTTCTGCCTCCTTCTTGCCCACAGCGAAGGCTGGTACAAATACGAACCTATCGATCTCCACCGATAGAATCTTAACTGGTTGTGATGACCGCGTATACACCACTCGTCTTGTTGGCCCGCGGCCGTATCCGGTGACCGGATCTGAGCGCGCAGTTTATTATCGAGACTTCACTGCTAAGACTCCTTATGTGTTCAAGAACATCTTGATGCGTACCGGCTCAACAATCCTTGGGAATTACCAGCACAATTACCAGATTGTATCAACAGTTGGCGCTTACGCCAATCCTCGCGCCTTCGTTGAAAATCCACCTGTACTACCTACAGAGGTCGTACAAACACCGGCCGCCACACAGGGCCGTACAATTCTTAGTATCCGCCGCGCCGATGAGAACCACTTTGAGTTCACCCCGGCATACGCAGTCCCCTACTTCCATGATACTTCAAGCGCCAACAAATCAGTCATTAGGCAAAGATTCTCCTCCCCCGGCGGCATTGAAACTATCGGTCAGGGTTACGGCGATATTAGGTCCGATGAATATAGCGTATATAACACATGTAATTACAAGAACCTAACGCTTCTGAGGCCGTTCCAGAATATGTCTGGCACTGTATCAGAAGCAACGGGCACTGGCACACCCGGTATCCGTGTTGTTGATATTAACGGCCAAGATTTTGGCTTATATATGAATCTTACGCAACACGCCGGCCGGTTCGGACGCAACTCCCTGCTCGTCACCAATCCCGGCGCATCATACGACCAGCAGGCTTCTCTGGTTAAAGACAACCGCAACCCCCTTAGAGTGATCAAGCAAACAGATGAAGGCGTGTACTACACAGCCTCTCAATATGATAATTTCTGGGTGCAACATCAAATACCGCGCTCTGATCGCCAATATTCGTGGATCACCAACTCGCTAGGCTATGAATCTCTTCATGGGGGCTTGAGATATTGGGGGTACGCCCCCACGCGTGGTGTGAGCGAAGGCATGTATTCTAGCTCAGCCACGGGGTTTGTTAGCTACTTTGATTTTGTTAGCGCTAGTTCGGTGCGGCCCCGCCAAATGGCCGGCGGCGCTTGCCTCCATGGGAAGTTCACGACCACTTACCAGCCGGCCTTGGACTTGAATCTCTATGTAATAGACTCCGTAGACGCATCCAATGACAATACGCTTGGATTTCCGACTTCTGACAATATCGTCAGCGCATATGCAAATGACACATTCTTGAACAAAAATTGCATCAGCATAACAAGGACGGGTTCCCCGGCATTAGGCCTTGACGAAGCCGAATACTTTAACCTGATAATGACCAAACGTAAGAATACGTTCGGATATCGTGGAAACCCACAGACTGGCCCCACGGCCCCGGCAGTCCTGCGCCGCCACCGCCGCCAAAACACATATAGTTTTGTGTTTGACGAGACCACCGGCGTTCAACAATATTCAGTGCTCCCGGTATCTAACCGAAGCCAACCCATGCTAATCAATATTAACATTAACGGCGAAAACGAAACTCTGCGGGAATCCTACAATTTAGCACATCTTTACTTTGGGGATGAGGACTTAGATCAGAAGCTTTGTTCAGATATGGCCGGCCGAACTGTGACCAGCGCTGGACAAACAATAGCTTTGGCACTCAGTTCTGACTCTTACGATTTAAACTGGATCATTTACAGAGAGACCCTCTTCCCATCGGCTAAAAACCAATTTTTATCGAGTTCAAGCACTAGAATAGGCTATGACAACCTTTACTGGAGAAACTCACAGATAGAGAGATACAGGCTTAATACTACTGCGCTCCTCTCTAACTCGTACGGCTCTGTTGTTAGTCAGAGCGTCTGGCCCCTTGATGCCCCGCTTGGATTCTTGACCCGCAGCAGTGTACCGATGTGGCCAGTGACGGCTCCCTTCGGCGGTGACGCTGATCAATTTGCTAACTCAAATTCAGCCGGTGAGCTACAGAACGAGTATTTTCAAGCCGGCCCAATCGTGGGAGGCAAAGCTGTTAGTATGGTGCGATTTCTTAACTCCATGAGGATGAGCGCGCTTTATTCGCGGAAGCACATGTTGACAAGCCCACCTTCGGTTGTAGCACCGTCAGGCATGCACATTCCACAAACGGGCGCTGTAAATAATAAAAGCGCCCTAGGACTTTTTCCATATTGGGGCGGCGGAGTACAACTTTATGCTGGCTCTGCTCTCTGGGAAGCTAGTTCTCAGGCAGGAACTGTTTATCCACAAAGAGTAGAAAACTCTACCAAGACCACCCCGGCGTTTCAATCCGCCTCGTCTGAGCCATGGTTCAACAATTACGCCGATTATGAGGATGAATTGGGCAGAATTTCCAAGGGATTTGCGATTGTCCCAGAATATAGAATTAGCGAGCATATGGAAGAATATGAAAAATACGGAATTGATTCCCCGAAGAAATATGATACTTTCGAAATCGTGGGCACCAACAATAATAGCTCAGATACTTCCTTTTATAAAGACTATTCAAATAGCGATTTCATGAGTTCGTTCGCCGACATTAAAGACATGTCTTTGCTCGGACCCAAGCAGATCCTTCTTTCCTGCACGGCCTCAATCAGACTAAATCCATATAAAGGTTTTTATCCTGCCCAGAGAACTGTAGACCTTGTAAAGAGGTTTGCGGAGTCTTATGGGGGCGATATCTTGGGCGAAGCCGGCGGCGCCGCAAAAGATTATGATAGCGTGGGCGCCAAACAAGGCTTCGCCCGGCCAATATCATCTGCTTTGTTCGCCCCGGGTATTCTATACAACACGATTAAGGCTGGAATTGCGGTGGATTATCCAACAGTCAGTAATGGCGCCAAGGTTGATAAAGCCTTCTTTGGTGGCAGTACCCCAGCCCGCGGCCGAAATCAGTGGATGATAACAGCGGTCACGGCATCAGGCTGGCCAGCCGGCAAGCCCGAGACCTATTTAACAGGAGGGGTGTTTTTTGACAACAGGCTGCCGTTCGAGGCTATTCTTAACCCTCCAAAATATCTCAACAATATTCAAATTTGTGATATGGAGCCCCACCCTTCATGCTCAGTAGACGCGACAGCGTCCTTGGGTACCCCAACTCAAGATCCTCTTTATACCAAAATGGCATCTAACTTTTTTGGCGAAATCGGCAATTTCTTCCTTAAAGACTCTGGGTATACAAAACTGGAATCTGGTGTGATACGCGATGATCTGAGATTCGCGTCGGGGAGCATTTACGGCGCCCGCGTCAAGCTTAGGAGATCTCTCAGTGGTTCTAGATTCTATACTCTTGAGTCGGGTTCCTCGGGAGATAATGCGGCATACTCAAAATTCGGAGCCAAATATTATGACGGCAGTAAGTTCGTCACTGGCACGTCATATCCGATCCCACAGGATCCAAGACAAATCAGACAAACCCCGACCGGCATTGCTGCGAAACACCTGCAAGAAAACTTTACGATGTACAGCCGCCCATCAGCTTTCGGCCCCCCCGTCGCCGCTCGACCTGACCTCCTCGCCGCCTATAGTAGCGCCGCCCTTAGAACATCTCCAGCAGATGCAGTAGCCGGCTTTAACTGGGCATACACCCCGCCTTATTACCACGGTGAAGCATGGGCAGATCTTATCTTCAAACCAGACGCTGACTCAGCTTATGATCTGGATAAGATTTTATCCGAAATTGAAGCTGTATATTGGCGCGTTGATCCGGGCGTTTCCGCCTCCGTGGGCACCGGCCCCGTCGCATATGGCGGAACGGCGCTACTTCCAACGTTTAGTGGTAATTTTGGTACCGATGGAGACATGATTTACGACGGCAAGAATGTCAATGGAAACTCTATGCAGCTTAGCGCCAGCCTCGCTATGTTCGGCGTAGAGCCGATCTTCAAAATGGAGTTAGACAGTCAAGGCAACCCTACGGTGGAAACCAATGAAATTCTAGGTAAAAAATGGGTCATTCAGCCCAAAATGGAAACACCACATTTCAATTTCAATGATCTCGGCGCTCACCCAATCTCGGAAGCCTACGGTACGTTATCAATACCATCATATGGATCAGGTTCGGTCCCCCGCGGAATGTGGCACCAGTTCGGCATCCTCGAGCCATCGGGCTCTAAAGGCGTCTTTATGGAAATCGATGATATCCCTAAAGAGTGGCTCAGATATCACTATGATGTAAGAACTACAAATTCTGTTTATAACAAGAACAGCGCCAATCTCAATGGCGAGTCCATGTATCAGAAGATGCAATCGCTAACCGATCTTGCTAATTTCCCAGATCAGGGCTCCAGCGCTCGCTTGGGAGAATTGGCGTCAAATAGAACGATCAAAGAGGCGATTGTAGCTGTGCCATATGTTCAAAGCCCCGCCACCAACGTTGGCCATATTCCCGCAAAAGAATTTTTTGAAGTAAACCAAGAGATGGTGAACCTTTCGTCCCCGTCGGCTTATGGCACAGCCACTGGCGACTCTTTGGACTATGCCGGTGAGTCCGTCCGCAAGATGGTCCAAAAGATGCAAGACTATATCTTACCGCCACAGTTTGATTTCATAAACAATCCTTCGTTGACTCCCATGGTTATGTATTTCTTTGAATTTGCATATTCTTTTGATAAAGATGACTTAAGTTATATTTGGCAAAATCTTGCCCCCCGCGATTATAAGAAAATGTCGATTGAGGTAAGCTCGACAGGACATGCGCTGGCACAAAACGAGTTGTTAAGTCCGGAAGATGTTCTCCGAGATAATGTCAGGTGGATGGTGTTTAAAGTCAAACAAAGGTCCCAAAAGACCTATGAAGAACTTAGAACAGATCAGGCTTCCCGCGGCGCCACTGTCAAAATACCGAAGGTCTTGTCACTTGACCTCTTAGCTAAAACAGAAGATGAAAGCTATCCGCTACAGTATAATTGGCCTTACGATTATGTCTCTTTTGTAGAGAGTATTAAATTTGGCGCTAGTGTACAATACACCCCACCCACACCTCCGATAATGTCTACAGGCGTTTCACCGCTGGACACATCTGCAGTCCACGCCGCCGAGGTATCCTCTGCAGCCGTTGCCACAGGCCTTCCAGAAGCAACTGTGGTGCAGGCAGCTGCAGCCCCGGGTGTCTCTGCGGACTTATTTAATAAGCTTGTTTCCGCGGGGCCAATCGGCACTGACGAAATGCTCTTAGACTTAAAAGAGGTGACCCCCGGCGCCCTTGAGGGCGCTGTAACCAAAAAACTACCCGATGGCATTACTGGCGCTGTGACCAAAAAACTACCCGGCGGTATTACAAAGACAGCCAAAAGGTCAACCGGCGCCGTCATAAAGACAACCAAAAAGAAATATTAGAACACTAATTAAAGATATGGCAAAATTTATAAACAAAAAAGAACAAGTTATAGACTTCAAGTTAACTTCATATGGGCACTATCTTATGTCCATAGGGTCGTTTAAGCCGAAGTATTACGCCTTTTACGATGACAACGTAGTATATGATCGAAGATATGCTTGTTCCAGTGCTGCTGAAAATCAAAATGATGTAGACCGAAGGATCACTGAAAACACAGCATATATCGAGAGTTTGGTATTATTCAGAGATACCGAAAAAACTCTAAATCAGAATGACGGTACCGGACCCGATTGGTATAATCAAACCCAAATCCTCTCTCGCAAGTCTGAACCTGCGAAAGACACGTTCAAATATGATATGCCCATTGGGGATGCTTATTTGAGTGGAGAGGCAAACCGGTCCGCCGCTTGGCGCATATTAACACTGCAGTCAAGAATCAGCTCTTCTGCAACAAAAGACAACATAACGAATGAAAACATACCACAAATTAACATAGAGGCCAACTACACTAAGCGAGTTATCGACAATAACTACGACTATGATCCTCTCGACCTTAGAGAAATGGATAGCAAAACTCTTGCTTTTATAGATAATAAGGTTGTTTCGCTACATAGTAATGATCCAGTCTTATATATTGAAGAGCTAAATACCCAATCTTTAGTCCATAATTATGATATAGAGGTGTTCGAAATCCTTACATCTTCAGTCGCCGGCACCACGGATATTTTGAAAAGGAAGTTTTTTCGCAAAGACATACCACAAATTCAAAATGGATATCTCATGTCGGATGTCCCAAAAACCCGAGCCACAGCAGAGCTTACAACTGGCAGTATTGAATATTATTTCGATGTTTTGACAGACACACAAATACAAAGAAATCTTGCTTGCCGCGGCAAAGAACAGTTTGACAAACAGTCATACTATATCGATTTAGGATTCGACTGTAACCAAGAGCCTATTTCAGAAGAATTTTTTGATATTTATGGCGCAGCAACGGAACCAGAAATATGTCAGTAACTATAAAAGGCGACACAACACAATTGCTGGGAGAGCATCTCCCAACGCCATACATCGATCGCATTGTTATGAAAGGCATTGACGCGGCCGCACAAATGGATATTCATTTGTCTATTCACGTGCCCCACAATGAGGCAAAATATTTTGCATATGGCGCCACCTTATCGTCTCAAGACCGCGCATTCCGGCCATATATATCGGCACTGAAATATTATATAGCACTCTCTACATTCCCCGCCGCAGACAAACCACTTTGGGAGGCCTTTCACGAAGAAGTGGTGAAAGGAAACCCAGACGCAAACCCGTTGATGGTGGCTGCAGGGTTTTTTGAACGCTCCGCAGTGCGGGCCGCGGCAGGCTGGCGCACCAACGGGAAAGAATCAAATGCCCCCATGCTTTTGTTTGAAGTTGACTTCACAGGTGTCGCTCCCACCCAAGTTTATTCTGAAGACGGCGACGAAATATGGAAGTATACCGTCGTAAAAGAGATCGACATGCACAAGCCGTATGATCTCGGACCATGGATTTTTAACGGTGGCAAAGAGGGCTTCGATGAATGGGCTGCCATATCTAACATGAATGTGTATGCATTCAGCAGCACAATTGACTATAGAGCATCAGTTGATTCTTTGGAAATATATGGAGAGAGATACAGACCCCCACAAGCTTGGGCGACCGATGACAGTACAGATCTTGGCGGGTACAGCATCGACTTGATCAACGCCTCCGGGATCATAGAGGACTTTAACGACACTGCCATCGGCTCGACTACCGCAGGAACTGTCGCGACAAGACCTCTATTGAGCTTAGAAACAAGCGCAATTGCATATGAAAAAGTTATTGAGGATGGCGTCATAGCAGATAAGGCCAACGTCGAATATTTTGATTCTGACAGTTCGCCTTATCCGCAGATACCCTTGGTGGCAATAGACTCCGCAATATACAAAGTAAACAGGATCACACATGCTCAAATTGTTGATAAAATTCAAAAGGTTCTTGATCGTTATCGGGTATATTATGACAAGGACAGGGGATATGATAACCTAAAAAACATGTATAATGGCATTTCCACCATTATTGCCACTCAGGCCAACGATCCTTATTTACTCCCGCGCCTCGCCACATTCCAAAGAGCTTGGCCCCACAAATTGCCAGCAAAGCCTGTAGGAAAATTATACAAAGACTTTAGAAAGAACATTTTTGCGATCAATAAAACAATAAAACAAGCTGAGCGTCTCTATCCGCGCATTAGGTACAGTGCGAAAGTTATCGATGAGCGCCCATGGGGAACTGAAGAAGTTTATGCCCCATTATACAAATCGGATTGGGAGAGCAATATTGGCCACTACATCTACAACGCGAATTTTCTGGCCACCAAAATGAACATCTACTACGATGCGACCGAACTCAATCGAAAAGATGTTGTCTATGGAATGGCATTTTTTGATTATGAGAAAGCCCTTACATATACATGTGATGCATCCAGAGTTCTAAACGTACAAAAGCTTGAGTCATGGGGCATGCCCATTTTATATTCACAATTTTATGTTACAAATGTTAGGTTTATCCGCCAACAGGCGTCGAGTGGCGGCAGCTTAGAAGAGGACGTCCGCATTATATCGTATATGGCCGGCTCAGGACCTCCGGGCAACACCCATGCCGGCACAACTCTTGGCGTCGAACAATACCCGAGCACTAAGTGGGTAAGAGTCTCCGACCTTGGTTTAAGAAAAAAAGTAAGAAGAACAGTCAAGTATGATGAAGATGATGATTATGTGAATGCTCTCATGGGCACCCCCTACTACCCAGAGGAATCAGCTCTGCAGACCGAGCTTATCGAAGGAACTACAACCTATGGTCTCGCAGTCAGCAAAATAGAATACCACACGGTTCCTGACCCGGGTGACGGCCCGGGCTCAGCCGTCTACGGCACAGACGTCGCACTCGAAGCAGCGCACGAGGAGATACGCGGCTTCAGGACCAACATCGAGTCGGAGTACGAGCGCGCAAATGCCATCGCTGGCCACTCATTCACCGAAGCGCTTGCGCAAGTCGATGGTGATGGCGCAACGACCGTACCCCCCGGCTGGCCCCACGATTATTGGGAGGGTGCGTGGTTTGTAACGACCGACTTCAACAGGATGCACTACGACACTATATACGGATCCACGTGGACGGTTATGGTAGCCGGCGAGACCTCAACCACCACCGACGATTATTGGGAGTACTTTGGTGGGACAATGGCTGATGGATATCTCACAAGCACGACCCTGCGCCCTTTTACCAATTTGGGGGCCGACCTGTCCCCAACTATCGACAATTATCGCCTCATGTGCTTCGATTTACTAGACTATCAGGTTAATTCGTACGCTGATACTTATGATTTTAGAGTTGCCATAACAGACAAGACCTCAGAGATACCAGTACAATTAATGGCCCTATATAAAGAAGCACTATCCGAGTTAACAGAATATTATAATCTCTGTATAGAGCAGTGCTCTTATAATTCAGATACACAATCTTTCAATGACTTCTTTAAAGAAAATATTGTGACTTATTATGACGAGGATATAGAGAAAACCCCATGGTACCGTCTACCCTTTATATATTGCCTACATCGCGATCTTTATTATAATACTTTTCAAGGCGATATGGAAAAAATTAAAGAAGCGGCAATTAACATTAGCCAGAGAATAAATCCCGCTAGCGGAACACTCAACGGTGTAGAGATGTTCCATAGTGACATGACAGCGTTGTCCGAAGCCATATATGAGCATGGAGGTGTTGTCTGGAGCGCCCTCGTCGACATGTCCGCGACTGTTGCTGGGTCCGACGCAGTCGAAGGTACTGAATTCGGTTCCGGCACCCTTGGTTTTGCCGAGGTCGCAAACACTAAAATATTCAGAACCAGTTATGACATGCCAGAGTCGTACGAAACGATGGAAACGGGTGTCGCCACCCTCGAGGGCCGCGAGGAGTGGTCTGAATACCTCGAGCCGGATCCGTCGACCGAGACACCCGGCACCGAGGCAGCCCCCGGCTCTACTTCGGCCAAAGCGATTGAATACGACAAACCCTTTGATTGGGCCCCCGGCAGTTGGGATAGCCCTGAAATGACGGATGCCGACGGCATACCGCTGTGGAAGAAGGTCTAATCCAATTATAACACTAATTACTAAACAAGGATAAAAAGATGGGATTATCAGTAAATACAAAATCGTTGGGAATTCGTTCACCGGCCGGAGGTAAGACTGACACGTCATCACTTCGTGCAGTCGGCACTACAAAAGTTCGGATTAACGGCCAAGTTTTGGATAAAAAAACGAGTATGCGACAGATTCGTACACTTAGGGGCCTCCAACAACTATCCTCGCGAGGGGTCACGGCCTTCCCAGCCGTTCTTGGCGTAGAGGCATCCTCATTGAGCACAATGTCTGCGATTGGGATATCGACTGCACCGGCAAAGGATGCTAATTATGAGCTTCTTTCAGAAATAACACAACCCGAGTTGATAGCAAACCCAAACATACTTGATAGACCGATTGTCTTTGCCCCGGGATCCACCGATATCCTCAAAAGCATTGACAAGAGCTTTCCAGATTCGGACGATCCTATCCGACAACCAGACACCACAATTCTTCGAGCATCTGCTGTAGCAGCCACCGCAACCGCAAGGTTAGCGACGGGGAAGAGGTGCAGCAAGTTGGTATCCGACTTATGCCTCATCAATCTTGATCCTTCTTATAACAGCACTACAAAATATTTTAAAAGCCCTGAGACATCCCCGAAGGAGTCTACTTATAAGCGCCGGGACAAAACATCTGTTATGGAAGCTCCCGAGCCCGTTGAAAGGCGCCCAACACGACCGTCGCCATCCCGACGTCGCAGTGTTGGTGCAGGTGTGAGCAAGTCCCGAAAAGGGCGAAGGTAATAGGAGAACACGATGACAACGGAACATGAATATTGGGATATTTGTATCCCCTTGCTCGTGTCTAGTGACGAACACGATCTAATAGACTCGATAAAATTCCACTGGGAGAATATAGCCGTCTTCGCAGCGGATGATGATCTATACGACATGTATGAAGGTGCCATCGAGTCCGGCCCTCGACTCCGACCCGACGAGTACAATGAAATGCTTACCCGCGAGGGCAGCTCCGGCCTCACAAGTTACTCCGAGATCACTGACGCATTCACGGACATCGATGAGTCTGGTGAAGGAGTTACTCCGTTTAGAATACGTACAGAATCGCCCGGATCGCCATCGTCCACCACCGCCACAGCCGGCTTCTCGGTGGCATATGAGATTGGCTCGGTTCCTCGCGCTTGGTTTGGTCAAATGGTCATTATCAATGATAATAAAAGAGATTACAAAGTCGGCTCCGGAGCGCTCCAAGACTCCGATTCGGAGAAGCTTTTGATCAAAATGTTCGACAGATCCTCTTCCTCTGGGACATCCTTCAAAGCAGGATATCTCAACCTGATAGATGCACATGTTGCAGAGATTACCAAAGTCACGGGAGATCTCCGAGAAACAAGCGCCACATATAAACAATCTTCGAAACGCACCCCGTCCCTCAAAGAGACATCCACATTTGAACTCGACAAATTTGAACAAACTGGCGCCACGGTCGCCACATCGGCGATTACCACCACATTAACGACAGGAGAATATTAGTATAAATGCCCGGTATAGAATGTAAGATAATAGATTCAAAATTATTTTCTGGCTCTTCTGATGTTTTTCGGACCGCCAACGGCGGCTATTGGTATGAGGTAGACGGAGATGATGGCACAGCGGTGTCATTTCAAACAACCACAGAGATAATGCCTGATTCTCCATATTTCAATAGAATTTTTATGTCTGATAACCAAGAAATTATCGATAAAAACGCCATCATGCCCAACCACAAGGTGCCTGTGCGAGTGGCTAGTTCTGAATCTGGCCCAATAAAGACAGACGAAGAATGGAAAGCCCTGTGGCTCGGAGGCGCCTATGGTCAAAGTTCCTATGCCCCAATCTACACAGAAGAACAATTCGAATTTATAAATTTTTATTATGAAAAGCCATACTCTCAATTATCGGCAACACTGCTGACAACTGCTTATGATCCCAGTGCTATTCAAATATCCTATGATTATAGAAATTATTTGAAAGAATATGAAGATTATCAAAAAAATCAGATGGACATATCAGAATTGCTGTTACCCAACTTCTATTTAATGGCTGACTTGGCGCGATGGGACGAGGCCGAGCAGACCCCCACCGGATTCGCTGGCGGGGCATCCGGCCTAGGACAACTTACAGAATTATATCCCATCGACATGAGGGATTATCTCACAAGAAACGATAACATATCCTTTTATTTAAATCAGTTTTTTAACAACAATCCAGATAAACTTTCCACAGTGCCAGATTGGTCGTTGCCAGAGCTGAGTCATCTTGCTGTTAAAAATAACAATCTGGCTATTGAGTATCTATCATCTTCGTATGTACAGCATTCACTGTCTGCTAGTGCTTCACGCTGGGCCACCACTAAAATGAAAAATATGCTTTTTGATGCATCCGCCGTAGAAAGAATCCGCGCCACCGAAGATTATTTCCCGCCCCTCCATCATAAGCTGCCATATAATATTAAAATCGATTTTACGACCGATTTGCCGGATACATTTACTGAAGCAATAGTTGAGAACGGCTACGACTCTGAGTTCATTAAATCAATATACCAGATTTTTTCTAATAAGTCAGAGAACCTCCTGCCTGCCGGCAAAGACTACAATAAAGCTTCGAGTTATTACTCCGCTTCCATATCGGGAGATGCCGTACACCACGTGGAGAAACTTGAAACAGCTCATTATCGAGAGATCGATTACTTACAAATGCTTCTTAATTCTCACAATACATACACTGACACTGATGAGGATTATCTATTTGTCGGCCCTTCCAACATCCAACGTGAAGCGGCCGAGACGGATTCAAAAGCATACAGATATGTCAAAACACAGCCGGTTCTTTCAACGTTGAACTCCCTTATGTCATATATCCACACCAATGTGGATAAGACAGCGGTGACCCAGTGGGCAGATCTATATTCTAATACTACAAGGCACACGGAAACTGTAGCATATAGGATCGAGAAAATTGGTGGCCCGGCAATGGGCGATTCTAACACACAATCTGCATTGCAGAATTTCTGGTTTATTAACAGTCGCCCATCACCAGACACCTCTTTACCACCCCGGGATCCTATGCCGTTTAATTTCGCGGATTCGCAAGTTAAGTATGGGGAAACCTACACTTATAAAGTATATGCATATGTTTTGACAGTCGGTATTCGCTACAATTTTTCAGACTTGTTGCTGTCGAAGCAGATCGGCTGCGAGAATGACGCTGGAGATAAAATTGGCTTGGAGTTTTATAACCCCAAAACAGATGAACGGGCAAATCGACTTTTATTGGACGACACTAGCACCTATACTGATGGGTTTTCTCAGTTGTCCGGAACGTTTCTGACGGATGCAACTGTATTCTCCAGCTATCCTTTCGTTGCCGATTTTAACTTGAATTATGAGCCCCAAGTGAAGATCATTGAGATTCCAATTTACAAGAAACAACTTCAGATTCTGGACAACCCCGTTAGCGAGGCAATGATATCTCCTTTCGGCACCGTCGGCACACAGAATAAGTTTGGGTTCACTATCCTTGGCGGTACCTATGCATCGAGAGCATACCCAACACCAGTCACTGACGCCGACGCGTCATACAAAGAAGAATATTTGAACGCCAATGATCTGACGGATTCGATGACCTTGCCGAATGGTTCGGTCACAAACCCCGTGCAGGTATTAGTATATCGCAGTACGACGCGTCCGAAAAAGATATCAGATATGCAGTATGCCCTCCACGATACTATTGATATGCGCATTTCACAAGAAAAATATGCCACCTATAACGCAACGACATATTATGATAAAGTTGTACCTAACAAAAAGTACTACTACTTATTTAAGAGTCTTAACGAGCACGACACACAATCACATTTATCACCAGTTTATGAGGCTCGTATGGTAAACGATGGCGGCTATTCTTATGCCATTTTTAACACAATCATGGAGTCCGAGCTTGAAGAGAAAGTTTACACCAACCCTACAAAACGTTTTAAGAACCTGATACAATTACAACCGAACTTAAGTCAAATCCAAATAAACACAGAAGATGCTGACTTTTCAAATAGCGCAGCTTCTGAAATGAGCAACATTAGTATCGGCGGCGCATCCGATTTAATCTGGGATAAAACCTTTAAGATTCGCTTGACTTCCAAAAAGACTGGCAAAAAAATCGATTTTAATATTACTTATAATTTGAGAAGCGAATAAGCAAAAGCACAACTATTTATACAAAGAGAGGAAAATAAATGGCATTTTTAGATAACTCCGGCGACATCATTTTAGACGCTGTACTAACCGACGTCGGCCGACGTAAAATGGCCAATGGTTCATTTAGGATTCAAAAATTTGCACTTGGCGATGACGAGATTGACTACAGTCTCTATAACAAAAATCACCCGTCCGGCTCCGCTTATTACGACCTAGAGATTCTACAGACCCCTATTTTTGAAGCAACAACACAAACGCATGCTGGAATTAATTACGGCCTGTTGCCGACAACGGCAACAGATTTGCTGTACATGCCAACTTTTCATGTTAATGAACTGGCAGCCCAGCAGGACAACGGCGCGATTGCGGGAACAAACGGCGTGTATTACGTGACAGATGACTCTAATGATACCACGACGTCGACAATTGGAGGGGTATTAACCTCGGCCGGAATTCAGTACATGCAGGGTACCATCTCGGCCACAAAGATGGTGCTAATGGAATCGGGCTTATCGACCGGATGGGATGCCGTCCCAGTCGGATCCGCCGCCAACCGAACAACGTATCTTACTGCCAACGGATTGACCGACAGTGGAATAGCCGTTCTTTACGATAATCGCTTTATTGACAGCGTGATGGGCTTCGATCCCAACCAGTGCGCCTTCCAGTCCAATGGTAGTGATGTAGAGATGAAGTTCAACTTGGCAGCATCTTCGATGACCACAAACTTAGATACAGGCATGGATAATTATAGCGCCACATCAGTCGCCGCAATCCCGAACGGCACCGTTCGCTCATCTAACCCGAACACTGAGCAAACTTGGTCGGTCATTTCGGGGCCCCGAGCAAATGCCTTTGCTATTTCGCCTGTCATCAAGCCCGGCCTAGACGCCGAATATGCGCGTTATGGGACGCTTAACCACCAAGTCGGGGGCACGCTCACGCGCTTCATCGATACCACTATATATGTGCAGGGCTACTCTACGCCGGGTACCCTACAAATTCCTATTCGAATCATTAGGCGCGCATAAATCAACGGAGATATTAAATGACTATTACTGCTTTCGAAATTTTTGACCCAGATACTGACATTACAACAACGAGAACGTTATTACACGAGTCGATCCCACTTACGGGCTCTATCCTGAGTGGCACCTATGGCACGCTTACTGCCGGCGGAAACATCAAGAACTACTCCCACGGGATGTTCCAGAGTGTCTACGATTACCCCTACCTGAGTTCATCAGCCAACCACATCCTTGATATTACGGTTGGATATGACGAGTCTTCGGTCTTAAGTGCATCTGCCGGCGCCGGCCCAACGGGTTCCGGTCAGCAGAAGAAGAAGATCAACATGTACAACCAGTTCTCTCAAGTTCTGCTTGGCTATACTGGCTCAAACAACACAGTTCGAAAGTTCGAGTTAGATCTTAACCTAGACAACACCGGATCGTGGGGCGGAAGCCGCGGCACCGTCTGCACAGACGGCGTATTCCTGAATTTCTCTCGGCTGATTACGAAAGATCAGATTAAGATGGGATCGTTTAGCATCACAGTCGGTTATGGTCCGTGGGCAACCCCTTTCGGCGCCTCCGGCCAGCGAGTTTTGACTGACAGTCAGACTACAACGAGCAGTGGCTCGGCCGAGACTCTTGGTGGCGATTATGGTGTGCTTTATGACACCTCATCTGCGCCCCGTGGAATCGTATTTTATGAGTCCGGTATTGTGCTCCTTAGCGGCTCAGCATTTAAGACTGACATAGCTTCTTCATCAGCGGGCTTCTACGTCCACCCCACCTTGGGATCTCAGACATATGTTCAAGCAATGCAGTCTTCTTCTATTAGCGGCGCTTGCGACGCTGTTAGACACCGAATTCGCAACGTCGCTTTCAACAACTCGACCGAGATTAACTCTACGATTTACTTTTGCCGGGTCCCATCTAACAAGTATAACCACAGTGGCAATCCGACATATCTGTCGGCGAGCACAATTCGAGTTAAAAACGATGCCTCCGATCAGCCTCTCGCATATATCACCACCATTGGACTGTATGGAGAGGAGACTGGCCAATTGCTGGCATTAGCTAAGTTATCAGAGCCCCTCAGAAAGGACCCGACTAACGAGCTTACATTGAGAGTTAGACTGGATTATTAGACATGTCGCTTAAGGAATTTGGCGAGAGTGATGTTATTGTCAACACGATGGTTACCAACCCGCGTTGCCAGTTCTTTGTGTATGATGGGAACATCTACTACAACAACCAGCCAGCCCAATCCGGCGCCTTTAGTTCAAACGTAAAGAACACGCCCTCTGGTTTTGTTAGCCTATATGAAGTAAACATCGATCGAGATTCCGGCACGAATCCGCTCATCTATCCATTTGTCACAAAGCAAAGCTCCGGAACGAATTGGAGAACTGTAAGTTCGACAACTTACTCAACTGAATTTGCTTATGGCGATGTGATGACGTCAAGCTATCCGATGTCTGCTTCGATCACTAGAGAGTTGATGGTGACTGCAGGCCGCCGGACTCTGGGCGTCAATGACGCCACGGGCGAAACGTTTCTCGCGGCACCGGTCTATCGCCACTATTACGCCCTCAAAAACAAGCTGAATTATTACGGCACCAGAAGTCAGCACTATAAAGTCACGTCTTCGTATGGCAATAAAGATAACCAGACCATCAACCTTATCTCGATTCCTTCTATTTTTTACGGAGAGAGTATCAAGCCCGGGAGCATCTCGCTTAAGTGGTATGTCACAGGCTCATTGGCCGGCGAATTACAGGACATTAAGCGCAACGGCGAACTGATAGAGGTATCCGGCTCGAGCACAGGCTCTGTCGCCGGCGTGGTCTTATACAGTGAAGGTTTTGTGCTTTTGACAGGATCATGGGCTTTAAATGGGGAATCTTTGCCGCTTGTTTCCGGAAGCGGCGCCGGTGTTGCCCCATCGTGGATTTATTGGGGCGCCGGCGCTCAAGATAACGTAACACGCGCCACCACCGCCGTTGGGTATGTCTCGGCCTCATTTGACTTTTCGTTTCAAGGAGTGAACGATGTACAAGTAGTGACAATGTTCGCGCATGCCCGCAAAGGGGAAGCAAATTACTCTAACAACCCCACTTATTTGACCTACGGCCAAAGCCAATTAAAACAAACCAGTTCGGCTATCTACGAAGAAAGTGCGACAAGGACGATATATAACACAGTCAGTTCTAGCTATCCCGATTATAATGCCCCGTTCAAGCGGCAAGTATATATTTCTAGAGTCGCTGTATATGATGAAAATAAAAACTTAATTGGCATAGCAACACTTGCAAACCCAATTTTGAAAAAAGAAGATCAAGACATCTCATTTAAAATAAAGCTCGATATCTAATGAAACCAATAACGATAATAGCCCCTAAACTATTGAGAACACTTTCTGTGGTAGTGGATATTACTGCAATTACTTTATATCCTTTTATTATCTCAAGAGAAGAAATGTCAGAAGATGTTTTATGTCATGAAAGCATACATATTGCTCAACAAAAAGAGCTGCTTGTGTTATTCTTTTATATACTATATGGCTGGGATTATCTAAAAGGAATAATAAAGTTCCGAGATAAAGAGCTGGCATATTATAAAATACGTTTCGAGCAAGAAGCATATGCCCAAATGCTAAACAAGAATTATTTAGACAATAGAAAACCATATAGCTGGCGAAAATACAAGGTTTAAAATGATATTAGGATTAGATATCTCGACAAGTATTACTGGCGTTGCTATAGTGGCAGATGAGCAGCTGTTGTATTATGACTCGATTGATTTGCGAAAGCACAAAGACGTATTTGCAAAAGCCATAGAAATGAAAGAGAAGATTATGGATCTTTTTGAGATGTACCAGTGTGACAATGAGTCATTTATCGGCTCCTCCAAGTTTCCCATTGAGCACATTTTTATCGAGCAACCATTCACGTTTTTCAACTCTGGAGGCTCGTCAGCTAAAACCATGGCCACATTACAAAAATTTAATGGGATTGTATCGTGGATGGTTTACGAATTATTTGAGATCAAGCCTCAATATGTCGGCGCCACCCAAGCGCGCAAGCTTTGCGGAATAAAAGTTCCCAGAGGACAGAAGGCAAAACAAGTAGTGTTGCAGCATTTGCTGGATACTGAAAAGGCATTTAGTGTAGAGTATACACGATTCGGAAATCCAAAGCCAGAATCGTTTGATCGTGCCGACGCCATTATTGTTGCCCATGCCGGCCATAAAATTATTCAAGATTCACTTGACTCTGGGGAGTAGATGTGTTACATTTAAGCTGAGGGTAATATGGATAGAGCCGAAGCTAAGAGGATATTGAATGAAGTTATTGGATACAACAGAGACTCCGGCTCGGAACTTCTTTTCAAGTGTCCGTCATGCAATCACCACAAGCGCAAACTCTCTATTAACTTGGACAAAAATGCTTTTAAATGTTGGGTTTGTGATTATCGCGGTCGTAATATTAGGCGTCTTGTTAGACGTTTTGGTACGATTTCACAACTACAGAAATGGGACCAAATTACAAACCGGGTCGATCTTGAAAGATTCGCTGATCTTTTTATGGAACCGATCACTGAAGAAATCTACGAGCGAGTGGAATTCCCGGAACAGTTCATAAGCCTATCGGCGAAGAGGCTGCCAGCGACAGCAAAGTTTGCCTATCGATACTTACAAAACCGTGGCGTGACTGACGAAGATATCCTTCGATGGAAGATTGGATATTGCTTTGAGGGCGAATATCGCAATCGCATTGTGATTCCATCGTTTGATGAGCGAGGGGACGTAAACTATTTCATTGCCCGTTCATATAACGGGGACTCATACAAATACAAGAACCCAAGAGCATCGAAGAACGTCGTGTTCAACGAGCTGTTTACAGACTGGAACTCTGACTTGATATTGGTCGAAGGCGCCTTTGACGCAATTGTGGCTGGCAACGCTGTGCCTATTCTGGGCTCGACTCTGCGTCGAGATTCCAGTTTGGTCCGGAAAATAGTATATAATGATACGCCCGTTTATTTAGCCCTAGATCCCGACGCTGCCTCTAAAGAGCGTCGAATTATTAAGATGCTGCAACAGTATGATATTGAGCTTCATAAGATCGATGTTGGCGGTTATGAGGATGTTGGTTCTATGCCCAAGTCAGTATTTGAAGAGCGAAAGAATAAAGCAGCCTTTATCGATGCCGATAACTATTTATTGTTGAATTTACTATCAGCAGTATAAGGAGCAAAAATGAAAATCGCAAAGTCACAACTTAGAAAGATTATCAAAGAAGAGGTCGAAATGCGCCTTATAGAATATTATGTCGAAAAGGAAATTGAAATACTCTTTGAAGACTCAGAGGATCCAGAAGTACAGAAAGCCAGAGAGGAATACAGAAGGCTATCTCGTCAAGGGAAAAAGATACCCGCAGCATTAGCCTTATTTTTAGGTATTGGTTTTGGAGGGCTTAAATACGCTACCGACCAACATGCCGACATTAAGGGCGCAAATATCGATGCCGAAATAACACAAAACATGGAGAAGGCGGCCAGCGATGAGGCTCAACTCGATAAGTTTTCGGATCAGTTGAACAACCAATATGCATTTCGATGGGGGAAGGGAGAGGATGCTGTGGTGTTTAAGCCCGGCTCGAAAGGAAAAACCACGGTCTTGCCGGCCAGTTATAGTATAGCCGTGCAGGCACTCCAAGATAAAAAAATAAATGCCGAAAGAATGGAGCAGGGCCTGCGCCCATTTGAGCGCTATGGGGAAATTGATTTGGATAATCTCAGAGATAATGAACGCGGCTACGAAGGCGACTTTGAACAGAACATCGATAATTTCTTTAAGACATATGAAGGGAACTTTGTTAATGCGCTTGATGTTGTGGCCGCCCATGACGAGTTGGTCAGCGTACCGGGCCATGGCCTCGAAAGCAGAATAGAAATGGTCGACCCAGACAAGATTAGCGGAGACTATGTTCTGCCAGAATTAGGAATGACTGCAGAAGATTTTTATAAATCTCAATATGGAGGCTTCATGGGCTCGGGCGAGATAAAGGCCCTTGAGCAGCCCGATGAAGAAATGATAGTCACTCCCGATGATGACGATAAAGAGATGTTGGATCAGGGAATCATCGACGCCACCAACAAAAGAGTCCAACAAGATCAAAAACGAAGAATGAAAGAAAGCAAGATCACTTGGAAAAACTATAAAAATCGAAAGAAAGTGCTTGCATAGTCAACAGCAATGTGGTATATTAATACATGAGGGCGAAATGTATTGTATTGTAGATACGCTTGTAAAAGTTGTATGTTTTGAGATTGGTGTGTGTTTAGGCATGTTTATCTTGCCGATAATGCTACACTCATGTTTTGGAGCGCCCTATATTAATTAACCGGAGGATGCGTGAAGTTCGCACATATAGCAGATACTCATATTAAAAATTTGAAGTATCACTATGAATATAATATTATTTTCGAGCAGTTGTACAAGACACTGCGAGAAGAAGAGGTGGACTATATTGTCCACTGTGGAGACATAGCCCACACAAAAACACAGATCTCACCGGAGTTCGTTGAGATGTGTTCTGAGTTTTTCAGGAATCTGGCGATGATTGCGCCGACGTATATTATCTTGGGCAATCACGATGGAAACCTAAAAAACAGTAGCCGTCAAGATGCCTTGACTCCGATTGTTGATGCGCTAGCTGTCGACGATCTGCACCTGTTGAAAGATTCGGGTGAAACCCACATTAACGATGACTTTTGCTTAAATGTGCTTTCTGTGTTTGATCGAGATCGGTGGGTAAAACCAACTGATACAGATAAAATCAACATTGCCCTGTATCATGGCTCTATCAGTCGCTGTAAGACAGACACCAATTGGACCATGACACACGGAGAGGACGAACTCAACATCTTTGATGACTTTGACTTTTCTATGCTCGGCGATATTCATCGCCGTCAGTTTTTGGATGACGATGGCCGCGTATGGTACGCCGGCTCTACTGTACAGCAAAATCACGGAGAAACCAATGACAAGGGCATTCTAATTTGGGATATCAAGTCCAAGGATGATTGGGAGATTGAGCCGGTCGTTCTTAAAAACCCGCGCCCGTTCTTCACGATTCCGTTGACACTGACTGGGAGAATGCCTCGCAACATTGATGTGCCCTCGAATGCACGCTTACGTCTTGTAAGCACCAACAACTTGCCGCTTGATTCTATGCGCCGTGCGATGGATATCGCTAAGCACCGTTTTAAGCCGGAAAGCATTTCGTTCTTGAACCGCGCCGCCGGAGAACGAGGCAATGTTGAAGACATCACAGACACGTTGCAGACAGAAAACCTGCGAGATCTCAACATTCAAGAAGAGTTGATTGACGAATATTTGAAGGATTTTCAGGTAGATTCGGAAACATTAGAAACAGTATATGAGCTGAATCGCAAATATAATAAAATTGTTGAAGACAGCGAAGAAATTTCTAGAAATGTTAACTGGAAAATTAAGAATTTTAAATGGGATAATCTGTTTAATTACGGAGAAGACAACACTATTGATTTTCATAGTATGGCGGGGATTATTGGCATCTTTGGAAAGAATTTTTCTGGGAAGAGTTCTATTATCGATGCCGCCCTGTACACTCTCTTTAATACCACGTCGAAAAACGAGCGAAAGAATCTCAACGTCATCAACCAAAATAGAGAGTTTGGCCGCGGCGAATTAGAAATCCAAGTCGGCGCAAGGAGATATACCATTTCTAGGGCTTCAGAGAAATATGTCAAGCGCCTTAAGGGGGAGGAAACCCTCGAGGCCAAGACTGATTTGAACTTTGAGGTTTATGATGAGGTGACCGGCGAAACGACTTCACTGAATGGCACCACGCGCAATCAGACGGATGCAAATATTCGCAAGCATTTCGGAACTGTGGAAGATTTTTCCGTGTCTTCTCTGGCCTCTCAGCACGGCGCCTTCTCGTTTGTCGATGAGGGGTCAACTCGTCGTAAAGAGATTATTGCCAAGTTTTTGGATTTAGAGATGTTTGATAAGAAATTCAAACTCGCTAAGGAAGATTCTGTCGAGACAAAAGTGCTCTTAAAGAAGAACGATGATCGAAGCTTCGACTCTGAAATTGAAGAGGTTGTGGCTGATTTATCCGAGGCGAGGACTAAGTCAAAAGAAAATCAGTCAATATGTTCCCGATTGGCGAGTGCGATAGACTCTGCAAACGCAGAACTTGAATCTCTGAATGTTCAGATAAATTCAATTCCAGCAGAATTTATTGACATTACGATAGCAACAAAAAACCACCGCAATAAAGAAAGAGATTTGGCTTTATTAATTGAAGCCATGGCACAACAAGAATTGGCAATTGACAAGAAACAGATGAAGTACGACAAGTCTTATGAATTTGTTGCGTCGATTAATATTGAACAGTTAAGAGAAAAGCAAGTTATCGCATGCGACTTGGAGACGAAGATTGAGAGACTACAAAAGGAAATGTCCGAGATAGATAAGAAGCAAGAGCTGCTCAATAGCATTCCCTGTGGCGACTCGTTCCCTACGTGTCGATTTATTAAAGACGCTCACGTTGCAGTTGCCACCCAAGAGGTTACTGAGCATGACTTATCGACCGCTGTGGCCGCTCTTTCTGAAGTGGGGGCTATCGACATAAGGAGAAAGATAGCACAGTTTGAGACGATAGCAACTTTGGCGGAAGCCTTAGAAAAACAAATCTCAGCTATGGAGCTTAAACGCGAGAGAAACAGAAACACAAAAACCAATCTTGAGTTTGAGTTAAAAGAAATCGACTCTAAGATAGGAGAATATAATGAGAACAAGGATGTTATTGAAAACTTAGAAAGACTGCTAAAGGAAAAGACCGCCCACGAAAAAGAAATCGAACGATCGCAAGCCAAGATCACGCGCTGCGAAAAGAAGACGCTCGATTTATACAAGCAAATTGGCTCCGAGGAACAAAAACTACAGTCCCTCAGAAACGAGCGCGCTTCTCATCTTAGACTACGACGAGAGTTTGCGGCCTACGATCTCTTCATGAGGTGTATGCACGCAAATGGAATTGCCTACGATGTGATTAAAAAGAAGATTCCGGTCATCAATCAAGAGATTGCAAAGATTCTTGCGAACATTGTTGACTTTGAAATCTTTTTTGAAAGTAACGGAAACAAGTTTGATATCTTTATTAAACATCCATTACATGATGAGCGTCCGATTGAAATGGCCTCCGGAGCAGAAAAGACGATGGCGGCCATGGCTATTCGTTTAGCGCTTTTGAGTGTGTCTTCGCTGCCAAAGGCAGACTTGTTCATTCTTGACGAACCCGGCACAGCGTTAGATGAGGAAAATATGGAGGGGTTTATTAGGATCTTGGAACTAATTAAAGTGTATTTTAAGAACGTTTTGTTGATCTCGCACCTTGATTCGCTCAAAGACTGCGTTGACATGCAAATTGTAATTGAGAAAAAAGCAGGATACGCGAGAGTAAATCAATAGGAGATTGCAAAGTGAAAGTAACCAAGAGGCAACTTAAGAACATTATCAAGGAAGAGCTTGAGAAAGCTCTTGACGAGCAATACGGCGCTGCTCCGCCGCGCTTCCTCAACCCGCAGCAAGCTAAGAAGTATTTAGCAAAAGCAATATATAAGGTATTGGTAGACCATCGCGCCTTCACCGCCGAGCGCGCAATGTCATTAGAAGGTCTTATTGGTAGTGGGAACAATTCCGCAGTAGTAAGATACCTTAAGGAATTTGGGTTAGATGATAAGGGAATTAAAGCTGCGATGGATCAGCGCACCGAGTATATACGCGGCGCAGGCGCCAGCCGTCCTCCAGTGATCCCACGACCCACTGGAGATGATACGGCAACATCAGAATGGGAAGTGCTCAAATACGCCGATACCATCCCCGACGAACAAGGCGAAACCCATCAAGGCGTTTATATGGAAAAGGCATCAGGATAGCTCCGCATGCTACAAGATACCAAAACAATAGGAATAAACAATGTCAGACGAAAACGATAACAACGAAGATAAAAACGAATTTGATTTTCTGCCTCCCGCAGAACCACCTCCCGCGTTCGCGCAGGAAAAAGACAGCTACCACGAATCAGTAGACGCTGAAGACTTCGGCATGGTAGAGGAT